ATAGCTCGCTAGGAAGACATTGTGAAACGCTATCGAACATAGAGAATTGCTGAATGTCAATCAAACCACATTGGGAAACAATAACAACAGAGAACTTAAAGGGGGGTATAAAGAAAAATTATTTTTTTAATTTTTATTTTATTAACAGACCTCCCGTTCGGAAGCCACAAAGAAAATCATTGTAGTCATTGTAGTGTATGGGGGGCTTTGTTGTTAAAAAAGATAGACTAGTGGGGTATGTTGTGTGCTAAAAAATAATTATATTAGAGTACATGGAAGATATGTCTGTGTCGTATGTTATAGTAGAGGACAGTAACAATAGTTATATAGAAGAATATGAATGTTTGGATATGGAGTTAGGTCATGTACCTGGTTACAGTGAAGAGCATGAAAGTGTTTTAATCCCTAATAAGGAGGTTTAGTTGATGGTTGGAGTCTTGCGTGGTGGCAAGGCTCTTTTTATTTACTAAAGAATGAGTCTACAACGGAGAAGCAGTATTGAGTTATGTATGCTTCTGTTTCCTCGTCTAATAGTTTTACACCTGATATCCTCATAACAGCTTTAGCCATGTGTACAGATTCGTGTACAAGTATTGAGGTGTTGTAGTTTTCGGTAAGTAATAGTACTACATAAGATCCTTCGTGTTTATTATCTAGCTGAATAGTCTTAGCAAATTCCATTGGATTCATAATGTTGTATCTATCAATGCCAGTACTATCTTTAAATACTGTACGCATATCTTTAGTCTGTGCTTTAATGACTTTTACTAGCACACCGTATATAGGAACTTTAAATTGGAAACTATCTTTATTCATACTAATCTTTATTATGTACTGTGTATGTTGCTTTGCTGTGTGAGTGTATTTTAAGATTCCTAAGCAAGTAGGTGTTGTCTTCACTATACTTTATATTCCTTCTACCGAGAACACGCCTTAGATGACTTAATTTTAAATCGTTATTTACAAACTGACTATCATCATTAAGTAATATACTTTCTTTTAGTACATGTATAGACTTTACAAACTTACTAGCATAAGCCTTTTCTTTATCTGTTCCTAAAAGCTTTTGCTTATACTTTGTCGGAAAGTACTTTATTGTATAATCAGCAATACATACGTTAGGCTTATAACCTTTACTATAATGCTTATCATTGTTGTTATTGTTTATCATTGCTTTCAACTAGTAGGATTTCCATAGGAAATCAGTTTAGATTAAACTTGTTTGTTAATGACGACCCTTACCCCCCTATATCCCCCCAGCAAATATATGTATTGTATTTCTGTTACACAAGCATTAATTTGATTAATGTAATATTATTTTACATAATTATTTTTTTTGTATATTTACATTAAACGAAACAACTTAACTTATGCTACTCGAAATGGACTTAACAGAATTCTCAGAAAAAATACACGAGGGTAATAAAGAGAAAGGCTTTTACAATGGAGAAAAGAAACAGCTTGGAACAATGCTTATGCTTGTAGTTTCTGAACTAGGAGAAGCTTTAGAAGCCGATAGGCATTCTCTAAAAGCTGATTTAAACTACTACGAAAACATTCTAAGTACTAAGCATGATTTTCAAATAGCATTTAAAGAAGCAATTAAAGATACAGTTGAAGATGAAATAGCTGATTCTATAATTAGACTTTTAGATATGTGTGGTTACTTTCATATTGACATACAGAAGCATATTGATTTAAAATTAAAGTATAACAAGAATAGAGGTTACAGACATGGCAAAAAATATTAAGGAACAAGTAGAAAGCAACTCACCGTACAAGAAGACTAATGAAGTTATAAAGTACAATGAGCTAAGTGCTATTATATCCATGAAAGATAGTGGTAGAGATTTGTATATGTTTTTATTAGATAACAAGGATAAGTTTTTAGCACACAATGGTATTGCTTATATAAACCCAATCGAGTTAGTTTTCTTTCTTGATGTTACTAGAAAAACAATATACAATGGTATTAACTCTATGATTTCTTCTAACATATTAAAAAGATGCAACGTAGTAGGAGAGTATTATTATAACTTTAAATATTTCCCAGAATGATAGTAAAAAGAATAACAGAGTCTTCTGTATATGTTGGTGGTGAATTATTATTCTTACGTAATGATGGGCTATATGGTACAAAAGAACAAAGAGAAAAGCCTAGGCTTGTTAGTTACGTACTAAAGCTTTTAATGGCAGAGGTAGCTACTGATGAAGGTCAGTACGTTAATCAAATAAACGAATTGCTTAAACAAAATAAAATAATAGGTTCACTAGGAATATGTTTGGAACTCTCATAGATATTGACACAGAAGGTAATATTCTTATGAAAGATAAGGGTATTGCTCTTTTACCTAACTTGTTTAAAGTGTACAAGGATAAATACCTTGGCAGTAAAGCAGTTAAATGGATTGTAGCTATGCACGACTATCGTTCTCCGTATAGGTCTTTGCCTAAAGGTCAAAGAGAAACTATGATTAACAATATGTTCTTAGAAAAAGACAAATGTACTTTTAAAGAAAAACCTTTAGTTGTAGATGCTATTAAAGAATACAAAGCTATAAGCTATGACCCTGACTATGAAGAATACCGTTCAATGGTAGATAAGTCTTCAGAAGTAATACAAGTGTTTAAAGAATTAAAAGTTGATGCAGAAAACATTAGTACTATAAATGATCTACAAGTAGAGATGGGTAAAGCTGCTAAGTCAAGAAGAGAACTTAAAAATGCTATTATAAAAGAAATAGAGAGTGGTAATAAAATGTCAGGTGTTGGAGGTGATGATGATTTATCTATTTTTGAACAAGAAGAAATGTTTAAATAATGATTGAAGGGAATAAGTATAAGCCAGTTATATTTGACAAGAACTTAAAGAATTATAAAAAGTTCAAGCCTGATACTTTAGAGTATGCTCATTTTTGGAAAGAACAAAGGAAAAGAATTTTAAATGGTTACAAACCAACAGGAGGTGTATGGATTCCTGGCAACTATTATTTTTATCTAAATTTTTCTAAGATACATGGACTTGCACCTAACGCTAAACGTAAAGGAATGATTAGTCCTGTTTATCGTGACCAAGACCATGAGTATTTTAGTTCAGTACATCATGCAAAAGAAAATGGATATGGACTAATTGTTTTAAAAGCAAGAAGGAAAGGATTTTCTTTTATGAACGCAAACCTATTATTACATGAGTGGGTTTGTTATAGCCATTCGGAAAATGGAATAGGTTCTCAGAAAGAAGATTACGTACTCGATTTTAAAAAGAAAATGATGCTCTCATATAATGAGCTTCCTAAACAACTAAGACCTAAGATACTTAGAGATAATGAAGATATCCTTATGTCAGGATATAAAGTAAAAGAAGACGGTGTATGGGTAGACAAAGGAATGAAGTCTATGGTACACTTTAGAGTTATGGACAATCCTGGTGCATTTAGAGGTACTTCTCTTAACTACATGGTATTTGAAGAAGCAGGAGAATTTCTAAAGCTTAAAAAAGGTTATCAAGCAAATGAAGAATGTTTTAGAGATGGAGCGATTCAGTTTGGTACACCAATTATTGGAGGAACTTCTAACCAAATGGAAATAGAGTCTGACGATTATATGGACATGTTTATTAATGCAGATAAGTATAATTTAAAGCCATTGTTTATTCCTGCAGCTAAAGTATATCCTGGTTATTTTGATATTAAGTTTGGAATAAGTGATGTTGTAGGAGCAACAAAAGATATTGAGAATAGAGCCGAAAGAAAAAGGCAGTCAGGAGATATTTCTGACCTATATGCTTTTAGACAAGAAATGCCTTTAAAAGTAGAGCATGCTTTTTTAAGAACAGGTGGTTCACCATTTAGATTAGACTTATTAAATAAACAAATAGGAAACATTAAAACAAATAATAAGTTTGATATAGTAAGAAGAGGAAGATTAGAATGGCAGAAAAATGAAAGTGGTAAAGAAATATTTGGTAGTTATCCTATATGGGTAGAAGACTTAGGAAATAAAGATGACTATGATAATGACAGCAATCCATTTCCATTTGAGATTGTTGATATGCCTTTAACTGATTTAAAAAATGCAGATGTAGCTGCAGTTGACCCTTATCACATTGATGATGATTTAGAAGAAATAAAAAAGAATGGAAAGGTAGGCAACAAAAGGTCGAAAGGTTGTATGTGTGTTTACAGAAGATTTATTGGGGTAGAAACTCCTGGTGAGTACCCTGTTGCATTTTATACGGATAGACCTGAAAGCAAGCAAGCATTTTATGAAAACTGTTTGAAATTAGCTATCTTTTACGACAGTAAAATATTAGTAGAATATAACGACGATAACTTTTTTAAATTCTTTATTAATAATAAAGTTTTTAGGTATTTAAAAGAAAGACCTAGAAGTGCTGATAGCCCATATAGTACTGTAACTAATAAATACGGTATTCATATGAAGACACATCAGAAAAAAATGATAACAGAATTTTTAGATGAATATGTTAAACATCATTGGGAAGATATTTACTTCTTACCTTTGTTGAATGAACTGTGTGTTTATGGAACAGCCAATACAGATAGAGCGATGGCTTTTGGTATGGCTTTAATGCACGATGCTGACAATTTAAGAACGGTAAAAGCAAAAGAAAAGAATGATGGGGATAACAAGTTATTTATACCTCATTTTAAAAATGTAAATGGTAATATTGTATCAGTTAATGGTATTGAAGGTTCAAGCAATGCACCAACCTACGATTATAAATTTGATTAATAGATAAATGAAGTTTCCAAAACAGAATATTCCAGAAGAAAAGAAAACAGAAGAATGGCACAAAGCTTGCCTAGATGCTGTACTACAAAATCACAAAGGTTCTAATAAGTTTACCGAAGAAAGGGTAAAAGATTATGAGAATTATTTATTAGTCCATGGACAGTTTGATGCTAAACAATTTAAGTACGTTACAGATATGTACGGTATTACTGCGCCAGCTAGACTAGTAAACTATCCTATAATAATGCCTAAGATTGATTTGTTAGTAGGTGAGGTAGTTAGTCAACCTTTAAGATGGAGTGTTAATGTAGTAAACAAAAATGCTATTAGAAGAAAGAACGAAAAGAAAGTTCAAATAGCTGCAGAAGTTTTACTTAGACCACATAGAAGAGAAATTGAAAAAGTTTTAGGTTCTGAAATTTCTGACCAAGAAGTTGGAGCAGAAGTACCTAAAGATATAGAGTCTTTTCAAAACATGAAATTTCGTGATGCTGTAGAAGAACAAGTTCATGTAGGACTACAGTACATAGCTCAAAAACAAAAATTAAAATCCATATTTAAAAGAGGTTTTTATGATTTAGCAATTACAGGTAAAGAATTTTATAGAGTAATAGTTAAAAACAGAGATCCTTTTATCGAGCGTATTGACCCACGAACTGTTATATACGATATTGATAGCGATAAGGAAACTTTACAAGATTGTAAATACGCTGGTTTAGATAATTGGTACACAGTAAATGAAATTGTAGATAGATTTCAATTAGAAGGTTCTGTAATAGATGAACTAGAAAAATTGGAAAATATGGAAGCAGACCAAGTTTTAGAATTTAATTCTGCATATGATGCTTATATGACTAGTGATAGTAAGGCATTAAAAATAAGAGTAGTAGAAATAGAATGGAAGTCTTTAAAAACTATTAAGTATAAAGTATCACCTAACAAGTACGACGAAGAAATAGACTATTACAAAATGGTTAAAGACGACTACGTACCAAAAGATGGTGAAAATGTAGTTAAGAGAGTTATCAATGACGTAAGATACTGCATACAAGTTGGACATAAGATAATATTAAAATTTGGTAGAAGACCAAATATTATAAGGCATGAAGACAATTACGCTAATTGTAAACTAAGCTTCTTTGGTGTTATTAGAAATGCTTTTAATCAATCAACACTTTCTGTAGTTGACAGTTTAAAAAACATACAACTACTTTACAATATAGTAAATTATCATATAGAATTAGCATTAGCTCGTTCAGGAGGTAAGGCGTTAGTGTATGATGTAGCACAAAAACCTAAAGGAATGAAGCTTAACGATGTTCTTTATCATTTAAAGAATAGTGGTTTAGCTGTAATTAACACTAACGAAGAAGGTATGCAGACTCGTTCGTTCAATCAGTTTCAACAAGTAGATTTAACACTATCACAATCGGTAGGACAGTTAATAAACTTAAAAGTAATGCTTGAGCAAACTGCTGACCAACTAACAGGTATTACTGCAAGTAGAGCAGGTATTACTAAGTCTAGTGATGCTGTAGGTGTTAACGAAAGAAGTGTGATGCAATCAACTTTAATTACTGCACCTTTATTTGATATTCATTATGAACTAATTGGAGATACATTAAATGCTGCTGCTAATTTATTTAGATACTGTTGGGCTGATGATGATAGAATGATGAACATATTTGGAGATATGGGTATTGAAGTTTTTAAATGGGAAAAAACTTCTGCATTAGACGAGATAGGATTGTTTGTAGAAAACTCTGCTAAAGAATTATCTAAGAAACAGTCTATGTACTCTATGATGGATAGAATGGCTTCTACGGGTAGTCTTGACCCATTGTCTACTATGAAAGCATTAAATGCTGAAAGTGCCGTTGAAGTTGAAAAGATACTTACAGAAGGTATTGAGGTAATGCAACAGAAAGAACAAGCTAATCAAGAATCTATGCAACAAATTGAATCTCAGAAAAATGAGATTGAAGCACAGAAAATGCAAGTTCCTATTGAGGTTGCTAAGATTAATTCAGAAACAGATATTAGAGTTGCTGAAATGAAAATTAATGCAGACCAAGGAAAATTAGACCAAGAGCAAGAATTTAATTCTGATTCTCAAAGTGTTCAGCAACAAAATGAATTAGATAAAATGATGTTACAAAACTCTAATACTGAAGAAGAACAAATGATGCAACAAGGTATGCAACAAGGCATGCCAGAAGAAGGTGAGGCATAATAACAATTTTTTTTATAAATTTATAACCAATGAACGAAGAGGAAAAAGTAAACGAAACAGAAGTAGTGCAAGAATCTACAACTGAACAAGAAACAACTGAGTCAAATGAAGAAGTAGAATACGCATTTAATCCTGATGCTTTTTTTACAGAACAAAATGAAACAGTTACAGAAGAAAACAATAATGAACCAACCAACGTACAAAACAACAACGCTACTGAAGAAAGTAACGATAATGATTTTAGTTGGGATAAAGGTTTAGAGTATTTAAAAGAAGATGGGAAACAAGAAGGGAGCGACTCTAACAGTAGCAATAGTGATAACGATAGCAATGATATTCAAGTTGCTGATAGAAGCATAGAACCTAGCTTTGAAGACTTTTTCAAAGAAGTAGGTGTAGAGGTAAAAACAAAAGAAGAATTTAAAGAATATTATAAATCTTTACAGGAAGAGAACGAACTTTTGAAAAAAAGTTATCCAGAAAAGAATGAAAAGATTGATAATTTCCAAAATCTTATTAAATTAGAGGACAAAGAACTTGTTGAGCGAAGTTTAATCGCTGATGGATTTGAAGGAGTAGAACTAGAAAATGCAATGGAAAGAATGTTGGATAACGACATGGTTGACATTGAAGCAAAGAAAGTCCGCAACACATTAAATAAGGCTATAGCTTCTGAAAGGGAAGTTATTATAGACTCAAAACGAACTGAAACTGCAAAGCAAGAAAAAGATCGTGAAGACTCTATTAAAAGTCTTAATGACTATTTAAATTCAACAGAAAAAATGTTTGGGTTTAAAATAGCTAGTACTCCTGAAAAGACTAACGAAATTCGTAAGAGTCATCAAGAGTATATTGTTAGCGGGAAATTCTTACAAAATATTACTCAATCAGAAAAAAATCTAGCAGATTGTGCTTGGCTTTGGGCTAACAAAGACGTTATCTTAAAAGCAATGCAAACAAAAGGTTTTAATAGTGGGAGAAAAGATGTGTTAAATCAAATCGGAAACCCTGATGTTAATGCTAATTCTAGAACGTTTGCAGACCCTAAAGGTAATGGTGAGTTTAATCCTAACAAGTTTAACATGTAAAACAAATTTTTATAAATTAAATAAAAAAGCAAATGAAATATCACAAAGGTTCATACGGTAAAGAAACCGTACAGTCAAACGCTTTAGTAACTAACTTACTAAAGTACCCAGAAATAGCAAAAACATTAATTAGACAATACCCACAGTATTCTTTAAATTACTTTGTAGATGGTACGTCACGTTTTGCTAAAGAAGAAGTTATTGGAGACAACTCATTTAAGTGGGCAGTTTTAGGTCGTACAAACAGACCTTCTACTCTTACAGGTGCTTCTACAGGTAACGGTGTAGCAAATGGTACATTTACTTTTGATACAGAAGAAAACTTTATAAATCCAAATGATATTGTAAGATTCCAAGATGGAACTTCTGCAATTATTATTGGAGAGCCAACAATTGTTGTTGGAGGTTATAGATTTTCTGCAAAGCTACAAACTAATGATGCAACTAAAACAATAGCTGCAGCAAACTTTACTGCAGGTAAAACTGTTAACGCTGCTGGTTCTGCATTTACAGAAGGTTCTGAAAGAGGTTACGAAAACTCTGTTTACCCTGATTGGTATGTTAACTATACTAAGATTAGTAGAAAAGCAAAATCTATTACAGGTTCAGCTTTAACTGATATTACTTGGATAGAAAACAACGGAGAAAAACTTTGGTTCTTTACAGAACAAAAAATCATGGAAGAAGATTTCTTGTATGAGAGAGAAGTTTCTGATTGGTATTCTCAATCAACAATGGACGTTAATGGAAACGCTAAAGTTTTTGATAGCAACGGAAAACCTATTATCAGTGGTGATGGTATTTTGAAGCAAATTGATTCTGCTAACGTTGATACTTATAGTGGTACTCTTACAGAAGAAAGAATTACTGATTTCTTAGCTCAGTTATCTCTGAACACAGGAGAAATGAACTCTCATTGGATTGTTTACACTGGTACTGCAGGTAAAGTAGCTTTCCATAAAGCAATGAAAGAATTAGTATATCCTTCAGGTAACTTAGTATATGATGCTAAAGTTGGAATGGAAACTGAGATTGGAGTTAACTTTACAACTTACAATGCGTTAGGAAGTAGATTAACACTTGCTCATTGTCCTATCTTTGATGATCCAAACTTACATACTGACATTGACCCTCAGTCTGGTTATTTAAAAGAATCATTTAGAATGGTATTCTTAAACTTTGGACAAACTGATGGTGTTTCAAACATCGAAAGAAAAGTTAAAGGTGCAGGAGGAATTAATCGTTCTATGATTATTAAATATTTGCCTGGAATGGTTGACCCATTCAATCAAGCGCAAATGATGGCTGTAAATTCAAGAGATAGTTTCTCTATGGAAATACTTTCAGAATCAGGAATGGTAGTTAGAAACCCATTATCTTGTGGACAATTAATTTTTGCATAACAAGTTAAAAACGAAAGAAAAAGAAAATGGAAAAGTTAGCAAAAGCAGAAGTAAAAAATTTGACAAAAGGTTTACCTATATCAGGAGTAGTCGAAGTACGTTTAGTTGACCCTAAACGTACGGGTACTATTACCGTAAGAAGTTGTAATCAAGTTGACGATTTTGGTAATCATACTTGGCGACCATTTGTTGATTCAAATGGAAGTGAGAGAGTAGAAAAGATTACTAGAAAAAGAATATTAAGACTTACTAATGAAAATGATAGACTGTTATACGGTCAATTAATACATCATCCTCATTATGTTAATAGTCCTACTTCTGTCATAAAGTTGGTTAATTTAGAAGAAGGTGCAGTTGATTTTATTAATAAACGAGAGTTTAAAAATAAAGCTGAAACTATTATTTCTAAATCATCTGACAAAGAATTGATTTCACTTGTTAGGGTTCTCAAAATTAACATTAAGCCTAATAGTAGTTTTAATGTTATTAAAAGAGAGATTTATGAATTTATTGATAACTACGATAGCACAAAACGTAAAAGTAATGCAGAGTTATTATTAGAGGAATATAATTCACCTGATTACCCTATTAAAGTTCTTTTAAGAAATGCAATAGCACAAAAGACTGTAATTGACTCATTGAATCGAATGATGTTTGGTTCTGTAAACATGGGTACTACATTTGAAACTGCTGCAATATTTTTAAAAAACAATAAAGACATTGCAAACGAATTAGAAAAAGCTGTAGAATAAATGACTATTATAGAAATGCACAAACTAGCCGATTTGCTTATTGATAAAGCAGATGCTCCTTGGTTTACTTCGGAGGAAAAGGATATGTTTATTAATCTAGCTATCAAACAAATTGTTGATGTAAATTATCGAGAGTTTGAAAAAGATGAAGAGGTTCGTGCAAAACTTAATACAATAGTTAGAACTACAAACTTAGGTTCTGTTGCTCAAGTTAATTTAACTGCAATAACTGATTTTAGATATACACTAGCATTAAAAGGTACTGCTCCTGATAATTGTGGCAAATTAGTTTCTAGAAAAATATCTCCTGTACAATGGGATGATGAAGCTGGAAATCAAAATGACCCATTTAATAAGAACAGTGATACAAACCTTGGATATGTACAAGAGAACATTGTTGGTACAGGCGACGTATTAAATATATTAAGTGATACGACACCTACTAATGTAATCTTAGTTTTTCTAAAGACACCAGTTGATGTATTTAATGATACTGTCAATCCTGCTAACAATGTAAATTGTGAGTTGCCTGATAGTGTACATGAAGAAGTTGTTAATTTAGCTGTAAGAAAAATGTTAGTTACTACCGAAAGTCAAATTCAATATCAAACTCAAGCTAATGAGATTGCAAGTGAAAATGAAAATAAAAGATAAAAAAACAATTTAAAAAAAAACAATAATTAAAATTTATTACAATGGCAAGAGAAACATTCGCAATCGTAACAGGAGCATTACCAACTAAAATAGTTGGTACTGATATTTTTCAACTTTCACCTGGTTATTCTATTAGTGGTGAATCATTAAGAAATGTAACTGCAATTAATATAATAGCAGCAACGGGAACTGCAGGTTCAGATTCAATTATTTTTTCAGGAACTTATGAAGTTGGAGATCAAGTTAAAGTAACAATTTCTTCAAACTTAACAGCAAGTCAAAAATACAGAAAGACTTATACTGTTGATGTAAGTAAGTCTATTAAAAAATCTACAAACACACTTACTAACAGAGCAATAGCTGACGCTTTTGAAGCAAAGTTTGAAAGTGAAGTTAATGCTGGACTTATTGATTATCCAATAGCATCTGCTGTAGCATCTACAGTTGGAGCAACAGGTAAATTACTTATTACTCAAAAAGGAGCTGACAAGAAAGGTCTTGAAACATTTGTTTACGCAAGTTCTGCTGCTGGTGTAGTTGCTTCAACTATTTCACAGACAGTTTACTCAGAAGGTCAGCCTGCTGATTTAAAAGAAGCGGGAATTGCTGCAGACGAAATTACTGCAGCTACATATACAACAACACTTGTAACTCTTAATATTGATGTTGCACAACCTTTTATTGATTCAAAAGGAACTGTTGTAAAAGATTTAAAAATCTTTTCTAGTACTGCTGGATATACTGCTGCTTTGCAAGTATTAATTAATGCTTTATAAGAGTAGCTTTTAAACAATAATTTAATATTAATTTAAAAAAAGCTCGCAAGTTTATTGCGAGCTTTTTTTTATTAAATTTGAAAGCATGGCAACATTAAATGAATTAGCATATAATATTAGAAATATAGCTAGGAGTGGTCAAGGTAATTCTGATGATGACCGTTTAACTATTGCACAAATAAAATTTTGGATAGGTTATTACAGAGCAGAAGGTGTTTTACAGACTACTAATTACGGAAAAGATATACACCCACAAATGGTACAAGACTTAGGTATTGTTCCATTAGTAGAAGTTGATGCAACTGATTCAGATTGCCCTACAGTACAATGGGGTTGTACAATAAAAAAAGTAGTTGTTCCAAAATTTGTAGACTTTCCTAAAGATAGAGCGATAGTATTTGTTGGAAAAATTGATAAAAGAGAACCATTTATTTTAGGTAATGCTGATACTGATTATTTTAAATCAGCTACTCAGTTTGGAAAAATGATGTCAAGAGTAACTGCTATTGGAAACAATATGTATTTTCAATTAAATAACAAAGATTTAGATTTAGAGTATGTTAACATTAGGGGTGTATTTGAAGACCCTACAAAAGTAGACCAATACGCTACAAGTGGTTGTAAGCCAGTTTGTTTTGATGATGCTACAAGTGAATACCCTATGCCTTTAAATCTTTACGTTTATGTTTTAACAAACATATTACAAAAAGAATTGCAATTTAATGAAGCTGCTGTAAATGACGAATTAAACAATGCAAGAAAAGACAATCAAAAGATGGGATAGTAAAGGTCGTATAACTTTAATAGGTGTGTACGAAGAAGCTAAAAAAGAGATAGAAAGAGAACTTGCTAAAAGACCATATTTAAATAAACGTACAATAACGTTTAGAGAATTTAGAAGTGTAGTGAAACCTTATTTAAGTTTCATAATAAACTATACAATGATGGGTTTTGAATATAAGTTGCCTAATAAATTTGGAAGTTTAAGAATTATTAAAAAGAAAAACAACAAAAGGCAAAGGTATTACAAAGCTGATAGTGTTGATGATTTTTATACAAAAGGATATTGGCACGAATTGTATTGGTTTAGACCTGATAAATGGAAAGATATTAACGTGAAGTTAAGTCCTACTCAAACCAAAAAAATGATGAAACAAATCAATAGAGGTTATGAGTATGCTGACTTTACAGAATAAATAAAGATATGAATAGCGACAAAGTTTCTATAAGAAGAATTATTGGTGATGTAGCTGGTAACTTAGGTTTAAAAAATGTTAATCAGTACATAGATGACTTTGCAAGGTGGTCTGTTGAAGCTGAAAACTTAATTGGAACAGATAACTCATATACACACAAAGAGTGCTTGTTGAAGGTTAAAAATATGAAGGCTACTTTGCCTGATGATTTAATTACTCTTAGTGGTTTAAAATATAACAATACTGAAATAGAGTTTAGTGATAAAAACTTTGCTATGTTTAATAAGAGTGCTTCTAACGGAGGTTCAGTACACTTAGCTAACATATCAGCAGCAAAGTTAAATAACGCCAACACAAGACAAGAGAGTGCTGGTAGTACTTACAATCTTGTATTTACTTTAAAGAATAGATACATATACGTTAACAGTAAAGACATTACTGAATTTGGAATTAGTTACGAAGGTGTATCTATAGACGATGAAGGATTTCCTTTAATAGCTAAGAGTCATGAGTTAGCTGTATCTCATTATTTAATGTGGAAGTGTAAGTCTGTAGACTATTATAATGGTAAGATACCTAATCATATTTATAAAGAACTTGAATCAAGATGGTATTACTTATGCGCGCAAGCAAGAGGTAATGATGAAATGCCTAATCCTGCAAAGCTAGAGTATCTTGCAAATATGTTTAATCAGTTACTTCCTTTACCAAATAAAAAATACTTTTAATGACACAGATTAGTAAAAATATTTTTAGCAAAGGTTTAAATCGAGATTACGACCCAACTAATGTTAGTGCTACTTCAATGGTAGATAACATTAATGGTAAGTTAATGTTTAACAAACGTGGTACACTTGATTGGGTAGAGGATAACGGTAACAAGTTGTCATTTACTTTAAACGGTAATAGTGGTGCTGATTTAAACAGATATGTACCAATAGGTTATGCTGGTAATGGTAATATAAAAATTATTTTTTCAGTTAGACAGAATTTATCTTTTTCTGAAATAGGAATTTTAGGAACTGATTTAGAAGGTAACGGAACTTATGCTACATTGTTTAACGATGCTAATGATCCAAACAATCAAAAATTAAATTTTAAAACTACAAACCAAATATGTGCTAGATTTCTTTATGAAAATAATGAAACAATAAGAGTGTATTGGGTTGATGGTGTAGAAACAGACAGTAATCCTCCTAGAGTATTTACTATAAAATATAATATTGCATTAGAAAAAAATGATGTAACAGCATATAGCATTGTAACAAACTCTGTACACAGTATTAATAGTCAGTCTGAATTTAATATAGGTATAATAAAATATAACAAAAGATTATCAGGAAGTATTTTAACAGGTGTATATCAATACACCTATAGACTTTTAACAGATGACGGTTATGCTACTGGATGGGTTACTCCTACAAATAAAGTATTTGTAACTAGTGATAATTATAACACTACAAACTCAAATCTTTATGAGATGGAAGGTAGTGGTATTGATTCAGGCAAAGGAAATAGAATAGAAATAAAAGGTGTAGACGATAGATACAATAGAATACAAGTAGCTTATTTGTATTCAAAAACAAAAGCTATTGTCGATGAATCTAATATATTTTCTGACACAGCAATTATTTCTGGTACAACAACTATGTCTTTTGACCATGTTGCTAATGTTGGAGAACCACTTATAACTGATACTATAGCTCAAAGATTTCAAGGAATAGTAGCTGCTAAAACATTAGAAGTAAAAGATAGTGTTTTATATTATGGTAATATAATTGAAAATTTATTAAAAATAACTTCTGCAGAATTAGAAACAATTTTATCAGGATTAGCAATAACTCCTAAGTTTAGAGATATGCGTTCTGATACTATAGGTCTTACTAGAAATACTACTCCTTTAGTTAATGCAGAGGGTGTAGCCCAAGGAACTATAAATAAACAAATGTATAATGGACAGCAAGAGCCATATAATGTTACAAATGATTATATAAACTATAAAGGAACACAAACAGAGCATTTATTTACAGGTTATTTTAGAGGGGAAACATATAGGTTTGCAATAGTATTTTATGACAAATTAGGTTATCCGTATTTTGCTTTTCATTTAGCAGATTTTACTTTTCCTGACCAATACGATACTACTTATAAATGGAACAGATTAAAATTAGATGGAACTACTACAGGCGTAACAACAGCTAATTTAACTATTGCTGCTTCAACTACTAACGATTATCACCACACACCTTTAGTTGGAGAACCAGTATTACTTAATGACCCTTTGCACAATGATACTTATTCTCATTTAAGAATAATGGGTATTGATGTAAGTGGTATAGATATAACTACTATAAAAGATAAAATAAGTGGTTTTAGTATTGTTAGAACTGATAGAGATGCTACAATTATTAATCAAGGTTTAATAATGCCTACTTTAGTAGATGCAACAACTAATACAATAACAAGACCACATTTAACAAGTTTTCATAGATGGGATAATACAAATCCTACACAGGCTAATCTTTCTAGAACTTTATTTAATCTGCATGAATATAATGGTTCTGTAAATAACAAATACAAAAGTAGACCAAATCAATCTGTTTTTTACTGTCCTGATTATGATTTTGATGAAACTACAATACCTACAGTACAAACTAGCGATACATTAAAAATAGTAGGTTCATGTTATAAAGCTCCAAATGAAACTTATGTTCAAGATTCAGGTGGTTCGTATAATGGCGCTCACATGACTTACATTGCTCAATTGCAAAGTTCTCCAAGAGAAAGTCCATGTGTTATTAGTAAATGGTATAGATCATATAATCCATATCACGAAAGTCCTGCTGACTATTTTCCTCAATATGGTAGAAATGTAAATGGTATAGAATATCAAGTAAGATTAGGTTTTCGTTCAACAGTAACAGCTTATGAAGGAAATTTAGATTTTCATAATGCTATACAATATAAAACAGGCTCTGCTCCAACTACTGAAGGTTTAATTGCTCAATTAACTAGTTATTGGGGTTACGGAAAGAAAAACACCTTGTTGTACAAGCATGGAAATTTTACTGGAAATCAATCTGTAAGTCCATTTTTTAATTACTCAGGAGGTACTAGTTCTTTAAATAGAAATACAGGTGGTGGTTCTTTAATAGCTAATTACGTAAAACAAAATACAACTGTTTATGGTGGATTGACTATTAGTTCAATGCAACAAACAATTTTTTATTCTACAGGTCATTTTCAGCCAATAGGTAATTCAGATTTTCCTGAAGCAACAAATGATTTGTACAATAACATTGAAGTTTACGGTGGAGATTGTTATTTAGATTATTTTGGTTTTTTAAGAATATATGGTAGGTATGAAACTAATAATAGTGGTGATGATGTTTCTTATGGAGTAGTATTTCCATACGAAAGTACTATTAACCACACAATGCGTCAAGCTTCGTCATCGACAGAGCCTATGTACCCAAATGTTGGTCATAGAGGTTATAATAGTTTTAACTCACAAGCAGCAAATGTTTTTGGAGGTTCTATTTTTGCTTCAGGTTTGTTTTATGATATTGTATCAGGAAATGCTTTATTTGAAGAGTTTAACTATAACGATGTGTTAACTTTTTCAGAGTTAACTAAATTTTTTAACACTCAACCATTTGCTTTTCAAAATGTAAATGAATATCCTATAAGATGGCGACATACATTAAATAAATATTATGGAGACCCTATAGACTCATGGAGGCAATTTGAAATTAATTCTTTTGAAGATTTAATGGGTGTTTATGGCGTAATAACAAGTTCGTCATTTTTATTTAATCAAATATATTCTTTTCAAGAAACAGGCTTTGGTAGACTAAGAGCATTTGATAGAGCAGCATTAGAAAGCGAAACAACACAATCTTTAACAACAGGTGTAGGTCCAGCATTAGATGGAATAGATTATATATCTACTTCTGTAGGTAATCAGCATCAATGGTCATTGGTAAATACAGGAAAAGCTTTTTATTGGATAGACGTATTTAATGGAAAAGCTATGCGTTTTGCTCAAGATGGTTTAGCATACCTTTCTGATTTAAGAGGAATGCACTCATATTTTGAAAAAGAATCAAGTTTTTTTATAAACAAAGATAACCCTGCTTTAAATAATGGAATACTTGGAGCTTGGAACTCAAAAGATAGAGATGTTTATTGGACTTTTAACAGAGATGAATACATTACTTATAATGTTAATTTTTATATTATTAACGATGTTATTGATGCGTCAAGTTATTATGGAAACAATGAAACTGTTTTTGTTAATTGGACTGGCTTAACTACTGTAGGTAATGGTTTGTTTTTACCTGTTGGTAATTCTACAAGTGGTAATAATTCCAATGTAATACAATATGTTAGTTTGTCAGGAACTTCTAACAACATGTTTGTTAACCAAAATAAAAACGGTGTAATTACAGGCTTAGTACAAATGCAAGCAAGTCAAAATTATATCTTTTTTAGAGAATCAGAAAATGATGATTGGCAGTTTACTTCTTTTGGTACTGATAAGAGCAAAATAACGCCATTTAGAGCAACTGTAGTTTATTCTGAATACATAACTCAGTTTACACAATTTCATAGCTTTAAACCAAACTTTTACATTTGTCATAATAAGTTTATTTTAAGTGAACAAGCTAGTATAGTTTCTAAAGAGTTTTATGTTCATGGACAAAATTTACTACACGCTAATTATTACGGTAAAGACAATAAAACAAGTTTAACAGTTACAGTAAGTGATAAAGGTGAGTTTGCAAAGTTGTTTGATAATATAAGAGTTGCAATAAACAAACAAGGTGTTTCTAAAATGGATAAGTTTATTTTTTCTACAGAACAACAGAAAAGATTTTATAACGTACAATCAGACACAAGAGTTAGATTTTTAGAAGATAACTTTAGACTCCCTATTAGAACCATGAAGCAACAAGACCGTATGAGAGGTAGGTGGTTGTCTATGATTTTTGAATTTGATAATAATACAAACTATCCAATTAAAATTGATAACTTAATAAATCATTATAGACTTTCTAACAGAAGATAATTATGGCAATATTTGAAGACAATAGAGAATTATCTACCCAAAAAAAGCATGTTGGAATGGATAAGGTAAAAGGATTTAAAAAAACTCTTTTATCTGTAATGGGTTACAAAGATACAGGAGAAAGAAATGCTTGGGGAAGAACAGGAATAGCTGGAACTCTTGGTATGGCTACAGCAGGTGGCAGTAGGCTTTTAGCTAAAGGTCTTGCAAAAGGAAGTGATGCCCATCAAGTTATGAAAGAAACAGATGATGAATATTTAAGTGCAGGATTAGCTAAAGGTAAATTCTTATACGAAAGTGGTAAAGCTGTTGCATCATTAATAGTACCTGGTGCTGAAGGTGCTGAAAGTTTAATGAAAGGTGGCAAAACATCAACTACTCCTGACTTAGCTACAACTCCTATTAATAAAACAAGTAATATAGCAGATAGTACTGCTGGTCAAAATCTTGCTAACATGATTACTCAACAAAGTAATCAAGATACTCAAGATGTTGTAAGTTCTAATGTTGATAGTATAATAGGAAAAAAATCTGATTCAGAACTACTTAAATCTATGGGTGATAACTATATGCTTGATGATAGTGGGGAAAAAATATATAAAGACGGATTTGGAGGTATCGTAGAAGATATGACTCAAGAAGAGTATGATGCTAAAACGTTAGCTGATAAACAAGCTAAACGTAAAAAACAACAAGAACAAACTTCAAACCTTTTAGATAAAATACCTGTAATTGGTGGTGTTGCTAGTAGTGGTTTGGAATTAGTTGCTGCTCAAAAAAATTACACACAAGAAGCTGAAAAAGAAGCAATGAAGTTTAAAAGAAAAACTGCGTCAGAAACAGCATTTAATTTATTATAGACATGGGAAAAATAGAAGAACAAAAAGAAATAGAAGGAGTAGATTATGAATTAGTTGTAATAGATGATGAAGGTAATACAGAAAAACAATATCTAATAGACGGTATTCCAGTTGCAGGTGTTACTGCTGAACAATACCGTTTAAGAAAATATGAAAATATAGATATAGAAGGTATAGACTATATTATAAAAACAGATGAATCAGGAGATTCTTATAGAGAGTCAACAGTAATTACACCTGGTGGTGTTACAGCAGTAACAGAAATGGCTGATGGAGATCCTGATATGGTTGAATATTATATAAACAAAAAAATAGAAAATAGAGAAAAGTTTAAATACAAGCCAAAAGTAATAGATGAATATAAGGATATTTTAAATAGTAATAATCTTCCAAAAGAAGGAATAGACTATAGGGTAGATAGTACTTATGCAGAAAATGAATTATTTACAAAAAGAATACCATTAGTAAATGGATTTGAAATTGATTCTCTTGAAGCAGAAGACGCTAGAATAGAAGAACAAAAAAAATATAGAGAAGCTTATATAGAAAAAAGAAAAAAACAATCACAAGGTGTTAATAATGGACTTTTTGGAAAAGAAGGAAAAGATTGGGAATGGAGAGATATAGGTGGAAAAATTGTAAGAAAAGCAATTGGAACTGCTGATAATGAAAAAGATTGGTCAGAGCGTGCTTTTGAAAATACAAGAGGGAAAAATGGTGTAGAAGGTATTGATTATGTAAACCATGTTGACTTGATGGGTATTTATTATAAAGATAGTTATTATAAAGATACATTTAGATCGGAGTTTGATAAAAAAATAAATGATTCAAAAGAAAAATTTATTGTAAAAAACGAAGAAGACAAAATAAAAGCTAAAAAAATTGCTGATGAAAAAGCAAAAAAGCAAGCTATAATAGACAAAGAAAATGCTAAAAAGAAAGCTGTAGCAGACAAAGAAAAAGCTGAAAAGAAAGCTGTAGCAGATAAAATAAAAGCTGAAAAAGAAGCTGCAATAAATAAAGCAAAAGCTGATGCTATACAATTAGAAAATGAAAAACTTGATGCTGCAAGAGAACAATTTAAAGATGAAGAAATAACAGCAGAAAAAAGTGCAATAGTTTATAATACTGACGGTACAATAAAAAATTATGAAACAACTATTACTACTGACTCAGGAAGAACTCAAGTTATTACTAGCGACAAACCAGGTAAATTAAAAACTGCTTTTGGAGATACTTTTTTAACAATAGAAGACAGTCCTGATAGTTATAAAATTGACAAAGGAAATTTAGAAACAAAAAAATTACTAGATAAAGATATAGCAAAAAATAAATTTGAAGAATTAATTAATTTATCAAAAACTAATAACGGTTTAAGTACTGATGAAATAAAATTAGCTGAAAAAGTTTATGATGTAAGAAAATTTCAACTTAAACAAGACAAACTTTTAGCCGAAAAAACTTATGAAAAATCAGACAAAGATAGTGATGAAGAAAAAATTGAAAATATTGAATCAGATGAAAATAGTTTAAAAAATATATTTGATTATGAAATCTTATTAAGAGAAGCTAGAAAAAGATTTGATGCACAAGGGGTAACTGCAAATAAATTATATAAACAAGCTAAAGAAGATTTAGAGTCTGGTGAAATTACATCTGAAGAATTTGAAAAAAGAGAAAACGCATATAACCAATGGGATAAGATACACGATAAACAAGGTGGAGCAATTAGTAGTCGTGAATCAGCTAGAGATAATGCTGCTAAATATGACGCAAACCCAAGTACAATAAAAAAAATGGGTTCTGAAACAATGCGATTATATATGAAAGCATTTGGTTCTGATGATGAATTTTTAAATGATTATTTAACTAATCAATCTGTTTCAGCAGATGAAAATGAAATTGTTGCTGAAAACGAAACTATTGAAGAAATAAAACCTCTAAAATCATTAGATAAAAAGAATACAAGAAAAAGTTCTTCAAATAGTATAGGTGTAAATAAAACAAGTAATCAAGTAGTTGATGAAAATGAAATAGTTAATGATTTCACAAATCAAAGTACATATACTGATAATTCATATTATGATGAACAAATAGCTGAAATAGATGAACAGTTAAACAGTATGAATACTGCCGAAGAGTTTACTCCTGATTTATCAAGTCTTGAAAATAAAGATAAATATGGTAATTTAATATCTATGGCTGCTGATTTAGGAACTGGTTACATGGGCTTAAAAGGAGCTATGGAAGAAGTTCCTGAGTATCAAAAAGGAGAAATGTTTAATGCTTATACAGATGAAGCGTATAGGCAAAGAAACATGGGATTGTCTTCTGAAGAAATGGGATTGCGTAAACAATTAGCAGAGCGTGGTTTTGGATATGATGTTAAAAATATTAGAAGATTATCAGGAGGTTCTGCTGGTGTTGCTTTAGGAAATTTAGGTAGAGCGTCAGGAACTCTACAAAATAGATATGCACAAATGGCAGCAGAAGATTCAGCTACTAGAAGATTAAATCAACAAAGATTTGATAGGGCGGCTTTATCAGATGAAAATTTTAACAGAAGGAAGTTTGAGGATAGTTTTAAAACAACTATGTTAAATAAAGAAATGGGTGCTCAACTTGTTCGTGATAAAATAAAAAACATGAATGAGCGTGCTGATTACGAAAAACAATTTGGTGAAGGAAGTATGTATAATGAACTTTCAAAAGAAATGTTAAAAGGTAAGCAGTATAATAATCAAGCTTTAAAAATGTCACAAGAATATCAAAAAGAAAAACAAGAAAGTTTCTTAAAAGATAGAAGAAAAAGGCTTGAAGATAACAAAACTAAATAGATATGGCTACTAAAAAAGGATTGTATGCAAACATACATGCAAAGAGAAAAAGAATAAAAAACGGTTCTGGAGAAAGTATGCGTAAACCAGGAAGTAAAGGTGCGCCGTCTGCAGCTAATTTTAAAAGAGCAAAAAAAACAGTTAAAAAAAGAAAGTAATTATGAAAGGCGTTAAACATTACAAAAGAGATGGAACTGAACACAAAGGTAGTACGCACAAAATGTCTAATGGCACTTTACATTCAAATAAATCTCACACTAAAACAAGTGTTAAATTATTTCATTTTAAAGAACTAAGCAAGACAGCTAAAAAGAAAGCTGAAAATTCAGTTAAGAAAAAAAAAGCTACTAGTAAATAAAATAAAAAAACAATGGGAGATTTCGGATTATACGCTGCATTATCAGGAACAGATAATTGGGCTCAAAAACGTCAAGACAAGGCTTCTAACTTAATGATGTTAGGACAAATGGAGCAACGTTCTCAACAAGAAGTTGCTGCACAAATGCAAGCTGAACAAGGTATTCAAGAGCAGTTAGATAAAATAAATGAATTTGATGTATTACCTGAAGATAAAAAAGATATTGAAGAAGCAGAGCAAAGGTCAAGACTAGGTATAATTAAAGGTATAACTAAGTTTAATGGCGACCTTAGAAAATATATGGCTTCAGGTGGTTTAACTGATTTAGGAGAGTATAGAAGAGGTATTCTAAATTCTAGTGAAATGAAAAACGCTGTACATAATAAAGGTCAATATGCACAGTATCTTGATGCTAAACAAAAAGATATGTTTGTTGGCTCTTCTGAAATTGAAGTTCCTGTTTTTGATTCTAAAGGAAATCCAAAAATGAAAGATGGTGAAATAGTTAGAGAAAGAAAAAGATTAACTATGGATCAACAATTAGCATTGAAAAAAAGAGGTATGCTTGATAGAATTAATGTTGGAATGATTGAAAAGAAAGGAAACGTTAATCCACAATTTTTTAAATCTAATTTTAAAGATGCTAGAAAGCCTTGGTCAAAAGATAATATAGTTACTGAAATGGACGTAAGAGAAGCTTTAAAATTACAAGGAATAAGTGATGAACAAGCAGATAAAATGTCTAGTGAGTATGGTAGAGGTTTGACTAATGAAAATGCTCTTAAATGGAAAGCAATGAACTACCTTGATTTAGAACTTACAAAGTCTAAAATAGCAGCACAAAAAGCAGCAGCAGCTAAATCACGAGCAGGTACTCGTTCAGCTAAAACTAGAATAACTAATACTATTCCTACTCAATATGCAAGACTAGAAGAAAGACCTAGCCGTATGTTGCCCAAGCATGGAAGAATGGGGAAAACAAATGCAAGAGGTGCTTCTTTATCTATAACTGCTGATGAAAATAAATTTTTTCAAGAAGCTATTAAAAGATTAAATCCACAAGCATTTGACGCACACTTTGAAGGAATGAGACCTGAAGACCAACAAGACGGACATGGTACATTTGATTTGCGTAATTCTAGAATAAATTTAAGAGAAAAAGTTTCTGTTTATAATCCAATTACAAAACAGAATGAAGCAATGATACAAGCTGAAGTTTTTTATGATCTAAAAAATGCTACTGAATATATGAACTCTGTACAAAACAATTGGAAAGAACATACATATCAAATTAAAGATGTTTGGAATAAACAAGATGAAGAGTTTGAAACACGAACAATAGAAGGTTTTATTGGAAAAGTTTATATACCTATAGATAACCTTGTAAAAGATAAAGGTATGATGACTGAATTGTCTAAAGATTTAAATAGAGGAACTAACATTGACAACTACCAACAAGGGGCAACAAATCAAAGTGTGAATGTAAACAATCAACAAAATATAAATGAGATGATTCAGTTTTTACAAACTGAAAAAGGAATTAGCTATGAAAAAGCTCAACAAATAGTGTATCAAAGATTAAGTAATAATTAATAAAATACTATAGTATATTTGTTATATATAAAAAACATCAAATGGGAGAAACTAATAACTCTAATAACGCAACTTCTGAAAATCAAAGAGAAATAAATAATGAAGAGTATGCAGATGCGTTTAAATCGTTAGACGAAAATTTCAATATCCCTGATATAGCTCAATCTTTTTCAGACACACAAGAACAAATAGACCCATTTAATGCTGGAATTGCTTTTCAAGAAGAATCACCAACTTTTACAGAGTTTGACCAAGGAGTTTTAGGAGATTTTATTAGTGGAGTATATAATACTTTAATTGTTGGTTCAGTAGAAGGTATGATTAATTTAGCTCCTACTATATCTAATGCAATTACAGAAACAGAAGTTGCAAACAATTGGATAGATAGTGTTAGTAAGTTTGCATATGAATTTGAACTTGGTTACTCTGATGATTTTTATAAGCCAATAGAGAAATTTGATGACATTAATGCTACTCATTTTACTGCAGGATTAGGAAATGGAATTGGATTTGTTATAGGTATTGGAAAGTTTGCTAAAGCAGGTCAGTTACTTTCAAAATCAGGAAGATTAATAAGAAAAGGTGAGAAGTTACTTGAAGGAACAAGTAAAGCTTTTAAATCTGGTGCTAAAGCAAGAAATAGTATTGATGATATTGTAAAAGCAATATTTAAAAAAGGTAAAACATCAAAATTAAAAAAAGTACCAAAATTTAAAGAAGGCTTAAAAGGAAAGAAACGAGTTGACATGTTAAACAAGTTAAAAAAACTTGAACAAACAGGAGAAAGCTCATTAAAAAATTCAGCTCGTTTTGGTAGTTTTATGGGTGGAACTACTATGATGTATGGTATGGTTCAAGAAGAGGCTTTAGCAGCAGGCTTAGACCGTACTGATGCAGCAAGATTTGCTTTGACTGTAGCTGGTGTAGTTTCTTTAACAGAAGGTGCGGCTCTTGAAGCTGTTGGAGCAATACCTGCTTTAGCTGCTAAAAGACAAATAGTAAAAGCAGCAGCACAAAAAAGTTTTAAAGGGATGGCTGGAAAGCCTCCAAGCAAAATATTAGAAGCTTTTTTACCTAAATATTCAAACGCTTTAAAAGCTGCAGATATAGCTAAGGGTGTAATGGTAGAATCTTTTCAAGAATTTACACAAACATATATTGAAGAAGGTGCTAAACAATTTTACGATGTAGTTTTTGCAGATAAAGATGCTAAAGTAGGTAAAGGTAAATTTGGTCAAGAAGTATTTGATTTAGATGCTGATTCTTTTGGTGATTTCTTTTTAGACGGTGAAGATGCTACAAGAACTTTTACTAATAGTGTATTTGCAGGAATACTTGGTGGTATTATTGGTGGTGGAATGGCTGGTTTGCAACTTAATGCAATTGGAGGTGAAAGAAATATTGGTAACGAAAGTGCTTTTAATTTAATTGCAGATGATGTTATAAATAAAAAAACAAAAAATAGAGATAAAATAAATCAAGCTTTAACTAAGGCTTACAACGACGATAATATTTCTAAGCAAGATATTGATGCAACAAACGAAATCTTAGACGAGATGGAAGCTTTTGTTCAAAAAAACAATCTTGTAAAACAAGTTGAAGATCCTATTGCTCAATATCAAATGTTTAATCTTTTTAAAGCTGGTAAAGTTGTAGAGAGTAAAACAAAAACTAAAGAACAATTAGAAAAAGAACTACAAGGTGAACTTGATAAAACTATAGAAGAAAGACTTATAGACCAAGAAAATAAAAATAGTTTATTTGATTTAATTTCAAGTGCTATTAATATAAATTACGAAGAAATATACAGAACAGAAAAAGCTGAAACTAAAGACCCAGATGAATTTAATGATAAGGTTTTAGCTTATCAGTATTTAGCTGAACAAGTTGATGGTAATGTTTTTACAACAGAAGAAGAAGTATTAGCTGAACTTGATAAAATATATAGTAGTGAATTTAAAAAACAATATCAAACTATAGAAAAAACTGTTAAGGAACAATTAGAAAAACAAGAAGAAAGAGGTGATTTCTTAAATGAAGTTGAAGAAGAAGAGTTTAACGAATTTAAAGATAATGGTAACATATCTAAAAAAAGAATAAACTACTTAGCTCAAAAGTTAAAGAACAAAAAAGACTTTAATGAGTATGAGCAAAAAATGTATGATGCTAAAAAATCTGAAGTTGAACAAGCTCGTGATTTCTTTATAAAAGAAGAAAAGGAAGCTAAAGCTGAACAAGAAAAAGCTAAGGAAGAAAATAAGTTTAAACCTAATGAGGGAGAAAGAAAAAAAGAAGAAAAAGGAGAAAAAGAGGAAAATAAAGAAAAACCTTTTAATGAAGAAGAATATAAAAAGTATTTAGAAACATTAACTGAAGAGCAATTAAAGGAAGAGTTTGATAATGTAGTTACTAAATCTGATAGTAATGTAAAAGAAAAATTAGATTCTATAAATAAAGAAGATACAAGAAGAATAAAAAACAAAAAGCCTACAGGTAAAACTAAGGAAGAGATAAAAGCTGAGAAAGAAGAAGCTAAAAAGAAAGCTAAAGAAAAGACAATAAAAGACAAAATAAATGATATCCTTAATATAGGGAAATCTAAAAAAAGTGGTAAAAACTATTCTAAAAAATCAGCTAAAGATGTAGGTCAAGACCTTTTTTCTGCAGTATTAGGAGCAATGAAATCAGCACCTAATTATAATTCAGAAGAAGCTAAAACACTTTTTAAAGAATACGCTAAAACTGTACACCCTGATAAAAACAATCAAACTTCAGAAAGAGAAGCTTTAGCTACTGCAATTCTTTCGGCAATGACAGAAGCTAGGGATAAGGGGCGTGTAGATGTGTTAAAAAAATTAAAAGAACTTTTTGATACAGAAATAGCTAAACTTCCTAAAGCAGAAAAAGAAACTAAAAAGAAAGAAGAGCAAAAGAAGAAAGAAAGAGAAGCTAAAGAGCAAGAAGAAGAACAAGAAAACAAGGAAAAAGAAGAAAGAGAAGAAGATAAATTAATTGAGGCTATAAAAAAAGAATCCAATTTTATATCCAAAAGTTATGAAAAGATAAAGATAATAGAAAAGGACTATGAGAATTCTTTTTTCTTTAAAAGATATAATAAGGAAGATGTAAAGTCTTTAGAAGAAGAAATAAAAGAAGCAAATGAAAGGATTGCATATTATAAAGAAGAACAAAAAAAGAGAGCAGGAACTTCTACTACAACTGATACAACTACTGAACAAAAAACAGGAGAAGACGTAGAGGAAGAAACTACACCTACTAAGAAAAAGAAAATTGATTTAAGTAAATTGACCTCTGTAGATAAAGACCAATTAACACCTCCTGATGATCCTACCAATACTAATCCTAGCAATAATCCTAATGGCAATACTCAAACTGATGAGGAAATAGAAAAAGAAACATTAGCAACACAAAAAGCAAACAAAAATGAAAAAACCGCAGATAAAGTTATCCCTAAAATTAATAACTTACCTAGTGGTGATATAAATTTAGAACAAAGAAAAAATATAACTTCTGAGATTAATGATTCACAAAAAATAATTGATAACAATGAACTTTTTGAAAACATAAAAGAACATTTTAAAAAAATGTTTCCTAAAATACCTGTTCAATTAGTTGATAAATTATTTAATAAATACGGAGTAGAAATATTAGGTCAAGTATCTAAAGACGGAATTACTATTTCAGAAGAAGCTTATCAGAATACCTTAGTACACGAATTTGCACACGTTTATATAGATTTAATAGCAGATAAAGAAATTGTTAAAAATGCTTTAGAATGGATTAAAACTACAAAGTTTTTTCAATTAGCTAAACAGGCATATCCTAGTTATACAACGGAAAAACAAGCTATGGAAGCTTTAGTTCAAGCTATGTCTGAAAACTCTATACCTAAGCTTGAAGGTATGTTTTCTAATAGTCAATTAACTAAATGGGGTTCAATTGCTAAAAAGCTTTGGAGAACAATTAAGAGAATGTTTACTGGTGTTAATAAAAGAAACTATATTGATTTTTTATCAGATAGTTTAATTTATAATAGTAAGCCTATAATGGTTGAAACAAACTATTTAGAAAACAATGCTCTTGAACAAAGAAAAGCTATAGGGGTTGATGTTGCAAACTTTAATAATAATTTTTTATCTAGAAAAACTAAACAGTTTGTAATTAATTCTTTATTAAATGAAGATAAAAACATTACAGCCGTTAAGGTGTTATCTAATTTACGTATTGCTTTAATAAGCATAATGAATGATAACGAACAAACTTTTCCAACAGTAGCTTTAAACGCTAAGTACAATGAGCTAATAGATAGTGATAATAAAGTTATTGGTTACGATGTTAAATATAACGAGCTTTCTGATAGTAAAAAAATAAGTGTATTATTAGAACAAACAGTTTATGAGTCAGGAGTTTCTTATTTAGAACATATGGCTTATGTTACAGAGCAGTTAGTTAAATTACCTACAGAGGTAAAAGAAGATTTTATAGACGAACAGATAAATAGAGATCAAAATAAAGAAGAAGATACTGGAAAAGTAGAAAAAGAAAATATTAAAGGAGATAAAAAGATGACTAGTAGTATCGCTTCTTTAATAGGTACACTAGTTGATTCTGATGGTAAAAAAATACATGAAGATTTAGTTTTTTCATATATAGCAAAAGTTGCACAAAATAGTGTTACAAATCAAGAAGTTGTTACAAAAATTAAAAATGATTCTAAGAAAGGTAATAATATTGCAAATGCTTTGCTTTCTACTTTAATGGCTGCAAAACAATACGATAACAGTCAGAAAACAAATGTTTATCAAACTTTATTAATTGAAGTATTATCACAACAATCTGTAGTTTATAAATCTATTAATATAAAAACAGAAAGTACAGGAGATAATAAAGTTGAAGTTTACAAAACAAGTGCTTCAAGAATAAAAGCAAACAGAACAAGAGAGTTTAAAAAAAGAATACTTGACCCAAGATTTATATCACAGATTATTACTCGTGTTGGGAAAGGTGGAATGAATATCCAAGAAATAATAAATGAACGAATTAAAACAGGCAAAGGATATTTCTTACATAATCAATTAGGTACTTTTGATGTTCAGCAAGTAGATGCTATTGGAGAGTTATTATTTGGTTTAAACGAAGGAGAATTTGATGCTGTTCATTATGTAAATTGGTTAATTAAATCAAAACAAAACGAAACAAGAAATAAAACAACTGGTGATTTAATTATTAGGGCTAGAGAATTAAATACAATTAATAATATTTCAGACCCAAAAGCTAAAAAACAAGCTGCTTCTAATTTCTTTATGGTTGAAATTTTAAACACATTTGGTGAGCAACAACAAAAGAAAAAAAATAAAGCAAACAAATCTAAAAACACTAGTGATGTTATTATGTCTGGTGGTGCTGTTAGTTCTTTAATGTCATTTGCAGCATTCCAATACGATGGTGATATACATAATGCAAATATGTTTATTAACTCTTCAGGTAACTCTATAAGCACAACTAGATTAGGTTCATATTTAAATAGAGCCTTTACTAATATTGCAAAAAAGACAGAAGAAGCAAAAAAGAAAAACAATAAACAAATTACTGTAGAAGGTTTAGATGGTAGAAATAAAAAAGTGTTTTTGTTTAGAAACAATCCTGTCTTTGCAAAATTAATGAATGACGGAATTGTAAATCAATTTATAGACGATGCTGTAAACTACGTAGGGGAAAAAGCAACTGAGCATGGGCAACAAAATGAAATTGATTTACTAATAACTCAATTAGCTTATTTTGCTACAAATCAAAATCGTGATTCCTACGACCAAAAGTTAATGATTAATGACCGTTCACATTCAAACTGGTTAAGTGTAAATAGATTAGATGCTAATCAAGCAAATACAGTTTTACTTCAACAAAGAAATGTTGACCAATCATTATTAAATGAAAACTATAAACTTCTTGATAAAGCAGGAAAGAAAAAATACTTAGAAGAGTTTAATAAAATTTCTTTAAACTATGCTTATGATGAAAAAGGAAAAGTTAAAGTTATAGCTTTTAAAACTGATTTTATTAATAAAAAATTTCCTAGTGATTTTACTAAAAATCAAGTAGAAGGTTTTAACAAAAAAATAAAATCTATAGAGCAAGAGAAAAAAACAATAATTGACACTTTAAATAAAACAAAATTAACCAAAGCTTTTTCTAAAGACCATGTAGGAAATAAAAAACTTTATACAACTTTAGATAAATTAATAACTGCTTTTACTATTAACGATAGAATAAATAGGTTAGCTATTAATGACATTGTTTCAGAACCAATAGCATATAGATTAGTAAAAGGAAAGTATAATAAAAAGAAAGGTAAAACAGTTTACACAGTAGATTCTTCTAACGTTATTAAGCGTAATAGTGGTTTTGATTCATTAGGAACTAAAGTTAATTTAAGTCATCAAAACACAAATAAAACTGTTAAGACTATTGTGTTTGAAATGAAAGATGACCAAGGAGAAGATATTTCCAATTCATTTTTATTTAGAGGAAGTCAAATGACTAAAGAAATACAAAAACAACTAGGAGAAAGAAAGCTAAATAAAATTGGAGATAACTCTAAAGATGGTGAATACATGATAACTGAAGATGGTAGAAACATTTATCATAAAAACTCTTCTATAAACTCTATGGAAAATGAAGAGGGTGAAAACAATCTTATTGCAATGGCAAAAGGTAGTATGGGTGAAAACTACAAAGAAAGTAGATTTTACAAAATGTATGAAATGCTTCAAATGTTAGAAGAAGAGTATGGAGATGAATATCACATTCAAGTTATTGATGTAGAGTCAACTAAAGGTTCTAAGTTATACGATACACCTTCATCTATTGATAATTTATATAAAAACATAAAAGATAAAAATTGGAAAGCAATAGATAAATCTAGTTACATCTATGACAGTGAAAACTTTTACATACCATTTGATGAAAATAAAAAACTTTCAAAGAAAGAGTTAGCATTTCAAGAAGCAAGATTTGCTACACAGCTTGTAAAAATATTAACAAACTTTACTAATTCTGATATTGCTAAAGAAAACAGTCAAGAGTTAGAACAATTAATGGTTGAATTGCTAGAAGAGCAAATTGGATTAAATGAAAATTCTAATAATTACAAAGACTCTGTGTTAGGAAATGTTTTATTTCAAACAAATTCTATACTAATAGGTTTAAAAGATTCTATTGACCAATTGCAAGACCCTGATACAATTCAGATGCTTGACGAAATGATTGCATACAATAAATCAGAAGGTAAAAAACTAGATAAGGCAAGAAAAACAATTAAAAGACTTTCAGAAATTGAAGAAGGTTTAAGTAAGGAACAGCAAGAAGCTTTAACAAAAGCTGAAGATATTGTTAATAATAAAAAAACAATTAACAAAATTGATCACCCTGCTATGTTGCAACAGCTTAAACAAGTTATTATCTCTAAGATAAAATCTAAAGGTGTTGATTTAAGACTTCCAGGTGCTTATTTAAAAATGGTTCCTGATATTGATGGCAGATTAAAAAGTGAAAGTTTAGGTGATAATGAAAATGAAATATTACTTCCTTGGAGTATGTTTGGAAAAACAAAAGAACAAGCTGAGAAGTTCTTAAAAGAACAAAATGAAAAAGGAGGTGTCTTTGTTCCTGGTGTTAGAGTTCCTGCGTCAGATGCAATCTCTACGCTTAATGCAAGAGTTGTAGGGTTTATAGATGATGCAAATATGGCTGTTCTTCCACATGGTTTTACAGTAAAATCTGATGCTGACCACGATGGAGATAAAGTGTTTATTTACAGAATGGATTTACAAACTAAAGAAGGTAAGACTGTTATAAAAGAAAATTCTAAAAAGAATAAGATTTATAATTTGATGAATGAATTAATGCAGACTGATGATTATAAAAAAAGAATTAAAGATGGTAGTATTAATCTTGATGTTTTTGAAAAGCAAGTAAAAGACATTAATGATGAATTAAAAGATTCAGGTCGAAAAGGTTTAAGAGAAGATTTTAATTTCGGAAGTGCTACTGAAATGAATGAAACAGATGCTCGTTTATCTTTTGGTGAAAAAGCTGTTGGTATTTTAGCTGTTGCTGGTAAGCTTAATGCTGCTTTGTATCAAGCAGGAGTTGTCTTTAAAGGTAATCCAAAGGTTACTATAATGGGTCAAGAAATAGATTTAGAAGAGATAGATGCTCCTAAGACTGCAAATGATATTGCAATGCTTTTACAAGCTGCTTTAGATATATCTAAGAAACCTGTTTTATTAACTGCAGGTATTAATGCAAGTAATATTAATGTTGTTGTAGCAATGCTTATAAGTGGTATTAAATTAAAAAATGTTATTAAGTTTATTAACCAAGACAATATTATAGATTTTTATACAACTGATAACACGTCAGATAATTCTTACAACAAAAAGAAAAATAAAGACCAATTAAAAATTAATTTAAAAGACCGAATAATAAACGAAAAAAATACAGCTATACAAAAAGAGTTAGAAACTTTAATGTATTTTACAGAGTTAGGTAATGAGCTAAATACAGTAACTTCTATTGCTCAGTTAGATGGTAAAATACCTAATGACGGTTATTTATTAAGAGATGTTAAATCTGCTTTTAATTTAATTAAGAATAAAAACAGTAAAACTAAATTAAGATATAATGAGTTAGCTAATAAACCTTTAAATCAACATTATGAAAAATTAGTAGATTTTGCTTTAGATACTTTATCTCATCATTTTATTACAGAAAACGAAAGTTATTATAAAGAAATTGAACAAGTAAAGAAAAGTAGAGAAGCTTATGGCGTTAAAGAGTTTGATATGAAAACTGAAAAACGTAGAATAGATGATATGTTTGCTTTAATGGTATCTCAAAAATTAGATATTGAAGAAGAAATATCTGCTTTAGAATATGGTGATTCTGATTCTCTACTAATAAGGTTAGCCTCTATGGTTGCTTTTTCTCAAAAAGCTAAATTTCAAAATGTTAGTAATACAGAAAACGTATTACAAAAAAAATACATTAAAGCTCAAAAAGAATTAGTTCCTCAAGATAATACTTCTCAAAATAATGAACAGTATGAATTAGAAATGGCGTTCCGTAGTCTATCTATGAAAATAGAAGGTTTTAATGAAACTTTTGGTAACATGATTTCTAATGAAGTTAAACAAGCAACATGGAATGAAAAAGGACAAACAACAGAAGGTATAACTAAAAAACAATATGTTAAGCAATATATTAAATCATTACAAGACCAAAACTTAGTAATACCTGTAACAGAAAATATGTTACCAAAATTAATAGACGTTGCTATTAAGTATGACGAATATTTAGATAGTAATATGTCTGAAATGAATCGTTCTAAAGAAAGTGCTAAAAATAAGTTTTTACAATTACTGCAATTAACAACAGAAACAAATCCTTTAACAGACGTAGAAGAAAGGATATTAACTGGTAAAAATGATATACGTTATTTAACTACTACAGAAAAAAGATTGGCTAAAGAAGATTTTTTAAAACTTCCTTTAGAAACACAAAAAGACTTTAAGGCTTATCAAATGTTAAAGTTTGGTTTAAGTAATAAACTAGGAAGTTTAATCAGTATTATGCCTAGTGATTTTACGGTTGAGTATTTAAAATATATTTCAAATATTAAATCAGACGGTGTTAAAGAAAATAAAATTTATGAATTAAATGATTTAGAAATTGCTGAAAATTATAATGATTTATATTACCCATTAAAAAAGTATAAGAGTGCAAATAAATTAGTTGATAATGAAGGTCAGATATTAAAAGACATTAAAGATGTTAAAGAAAATAATGTTGTTTTCTTAAAAACTGAGTTAACTAAAAATAATGTAAAAACGTATCAAACAGTAAAAGGTAAACCTGGTGTTAGATTTGAAATTGAAGGAGATTCGAACATTTATGAATTTCAACAATATAATAAAGATGAAAGCATTGTATCAATAATAGACAAAGATTCAATGGCGAAAAAAACAAATGAATATACTACTTTTAGAACAGAGTCTTTATCAGAAGCTAGTGATGTTGCTGATAATTTAGACGAAGCTTGTTAAAGGTTAGAATTTAGTAAATTAGCAATATGAATTGTCCTATACCTACTAACCCACAATGGAAAGCCTTAGTTAAAAAGAACGGAAGGAAAAAAGCTATGCAAATATATGTAGCTAATAACTATCAAGTTCCTGATGTAAAGAGCATACCTAAAACTATGTTTGATGTTATTAAAGGATTTGCAGTTTCTCAAAGTTCTACTCTTCAAAGATTAAAAGACGACCCTGAATTAACTAGTAAGGTAATTAATGATTTAAAAAAAGCAATGCCTAATGTTATAATTAACAAGGAAGGTATTATAAAAGAAGATCGAACATTTGTACCATTAAAAGCTGGTGAGATGGGAGAGAGTATTAGAAACTCTTTACACTCTATGGTTGCTTGGGCTAATGACGCTTATTTAGAAACTCCACCACATGAGTATGCACACATATACATAGATATGTATCGTAATGCTCCAATGGTAAAAGAAGCTATTGAAAAATATGGAGAAGAAAAATTAGTTGAAAAAATTGGTAGATACTATACAGAACAATATACTGCACCTGGTTTTAAAAAGTGGGTACAGAAGTTTTGGAATATGTTAAGAGCAATGTTTGGACAACCTAACATTAGATACGAGTTATTTAAGTCTTTTAAAGACAATAAGCAACTCTCTACTGACACAACAAGAGGAACTGATATAGTTAGGTATCAAAAAATTAAAACTCCTTATAAAAGAAATGATACTGCTTATGTTGAAAATGAACAATTAAAAGCTCAAGTAGATTTTGATTCTCAACAGGCATATAATTATAAAAATGATACAAAGGGAATACAAAAGAAAGTAGCTTTAAAAAAGCTAGTTTTTGATTTAATGAATAGTGATTATTATTCAAATAATAAAAATTATAATAAAATTACTTTAGACTCTTTAGTTCCTGGCGAACTAGCTTTTACTTTTGCCAACTTAGATAAATCAGCAATAAAAGAATCTTTAATAGGTTTAAGAGAATTTTACAATAAGAAAATAGAAGACTTAAAAGAAGTTGATAAAGACCAAAGTAGTAAGTATAAAGAAGTAAACTTTTTTGACACAAATGATTTAAATAATATAAAGAATAGTTATTCTGTTGCAAATACTACTAATAGTGATGCAATACTTGCTTGGTCAATGTTTACATTATTAAAATTAGACAATCAAGGTGATAGGAATTTGTTACAACAATTTCAATGGGAAAAGTTTGGTATAAAAGAAGGAAGTAAAAAAGCTACAAATGTTATAACAGAAGGAACTAAGTTAGCTAGAAATATTTACGATATACAAAAAAGAATAGAAAGAGTAAAGTGGCAAAAAAAGAATTTAGTATTACCTAATGGTAAGTCAATAAGTATTGAAGCTGCTTCAAAAATATCTGAAAACGAAATTGAAAGTGCTTCAAAACAAAGAGAAGATTTTTGGTATAATAAAGGATTTATTGGTCAAAACCCAGCATTAAAAAAGTTTTTTAAAGTTATAGTACAATTGTTAAATACTTATTTAAGTAACGCAAGACTGCAATCTAAATTTTTAAGTGGTCAATCAGACAGTGCTATTCAACAAATGCTTTATGAAGAGTTTGAGCATGCAAATCACGCTAAGTTAAAAATTAAACAAGCTGCATTATTATCTTTTAACCAAGTGATAAAAAATAGTAAAAATTTAGATGGTAGTTTTTTTAAAAATCAAACTCAAGATATAAATCAATTATCTACAGTAGAAGTTGACCTTGGAGGAAAGAAGGTTAAATTAACAGAAGCTGAACTACTTAATCTTTATTTAATGATAAGGATGGATAGTTCTAAAGATGATTCAAGAAGTACAAAGGATCAGATTTTAGAAGACGGTATAGTTTTACAAAATGTTATTGAAGGTAGAGATTTAGCTACTAGAAAGTTTTTGCCAACATTAACTGATTTAAATAATATAAAATCTAAAATAGAGTCTAATGAAAGAATGAAAAAAAATGTTGCGTTAATTGATACAACTATGAGTTTTCTATATGAAAAACTTAATAAAGCTCATGTAGATGAATTAGGTGTAGAGTTAAAAAACGTAAAAAATTATTTTCCAGTTTCTTACGGTTTGAAATCTGAAACCGATGTAAGAAACCGAAAGTCTATGGTAGATTTTATTGGTGCAAGATATGATAAGAAGACAGATAGGCAGCCTGTAAGAATAAGAGATACTTATCAAGTCGTAGAAAATTATACAGAAAGCGCAAGTCATTATTCAGCGTATGTTTTACCTATTACAAATGCAAGAAAATTAATTAAAAGTTTAAAACGTAAATATGAAAAAAACGTTTCAAGAAAAGATTATAAAACAATAAATGATTTAATAACTGCTTTAGAAGGTAACGTAAATAATCTAGAAGATAATTCAATACTTTATAGTTCTCAAGGTGCTAAAAAATCAGCAAAATTTTTTAATAAAATAATGTCTAATTTTAGTACTTCTGTATTAGCATTAAACGTACCTACTATGTTTAAGCAACCTATTTCATATCAAGCAGCAGCAGAAGTTATTGATGTTAAATTTTTGCAAATGGCTGGATGGGGAAAAGGAATGATTGCAGGTATAGGATATCAAGAAGTGTTTAATCAAATACATAAAAAAAAAATAGGAGACAATAACTCTATGTTTCCAATAGAGTTTAGAATGGACGATAGTAATCCATTATATGCAATAATGAAAAAATACTCTCCAATATTTGCAGAAAGATTTGAAGGAGCTATAAGTAAAGAAACAGGAGAAGCTTTAATGGATAGCAGAATAGGAGATGACCTTATTAATATACCTTTTACAAAAGGTTTAAGAAAAGTTTTAGTAAATTCATTTGGCTTTAAAGAAGGTGGTAATTTAGCAATATCTAAAAATGCTGCTATGAGTGGTATTAAAGCTTTTGATATTGCTACAGTTAGTTCTATATGGCAAGCAGTACAATTTGAAGCAGAAGAAGTGTTAGGTTTAACTAAAGCTGATGGTGATGCTTTTTATGAACACGTAGCAAGAAGAGCAGAAGAAATAGTAAAAAAAACACAACCTACTTTTGATACAAACAATAGGTCAGGTTTATCTAATGACAAAACATCTTTAGCTAGGTTTATAACTATGTTTGGTTCAGCTCGTAGTAAATTAGCAATGTTAATGATTGAAGGTGCTGTAGATTTAATGAACAATCCTACTACAGAAAATAAACATAAATTTGTAAAACGTTCTGTAAATATAATGGTATTGTCTGCTGCTGCTGTAGTTGTTGTTGACATTTTAAAAACATTAACATTGGGTACTGGCTTTGATGACCCTGAAGAAGATATACCTGAGTTTGCTGCATACAAAATGATAAGTACAGTTTTAGGTAACTTTTATGGAATAAGTCAAATTGCTGATGTTGTTATTTCAAATATAGATGACGAGCCTTGGAGAAGACAAATACAAGACCCTTTCTCAGCTTTAGCACAAGATGCTTCTGCTGTAATTTGGAATACATTTAATGGTGATTTTGACAAAGCTGCTTTAAAAGCTTTAGAAACAACAATGAAAGCTACAGGAGCTCCTTTATCTCCTTACTTAATAATTAAGAATATTGTAAAAAGAACAAATTAAATAAATAGAGATGAAACTAGATTTTACTATAAGCAATGTAACTTGTTGTAGCAAGTATAAATTTTGCGATACAACTTGTGAAACAGAACCATGTGAAACTACAGCTTGTACTGATGGTTACGGTATAGGTACTAATATTACTAAATATCAAATAGGTAAAACAAGATTTAATGTAAAGTTTCCTGATGGAACTACGTATAGTGATGTAGATTTAAGTTTTGTACCAGCTACTAAAGCATATGGTGAGTTCGCTCTTGCAAGTGGTAATCAAGGTACTGTTGTTGTAGATATAAACGGTGTAATTGTTTCTAATGTTATTTTTACAACTGACATAGAAACGACTGTAGATTTACTAGTTAATACTGCTAACGGTAAAGCTCAAGACACAGGTTGGTACATGGAAAAAATAGGTACTAACAGAATTAAAGTTATATCTATGATTCCAGGAACTACTTATAACGGACTTGACCTTAACGTAGGTTTAAGTGGAAACTTAACTGTAGTAATGTATGACGTTTTAACTGCTTATGGAGTAGGAACTTCAAACTGTTTTGAATTTGGTATAGCTGATTTATATACAACCAACACACCACCTGTTAATAATAGTGGTCCTGATTTTCAAGATGGTGTATATGAATTTACGTATATTATATATGATTCTAACAACCTAGAAATAGGAAGAGTAACAAAATGTATTCTTTTTGATTGTAATGTTAAGAGATGCGTTAAAGAGTCTATAATAAAACTAGCAGACGATTGTTGTAGTGATTGTAGTGAAGAGTTGACAGAAAAAGTTTTGTTAATTAAATCTAAAATTGAACAAGCAAAAGCACAAATTGAAAAAGGTTTAGGTGATTGTGCTAATAAAACTATTAAATCTGCTAATAAAATATGTACTAATATTTGTTTAGATTGTTAATATGGGAATTTACGTAATTACAATACCTTCTGCTGCTAATCTTCCTGCTAGATTAACAGAAACATCACGTTTAAAATTAGCTGTTGATAATACTTATTCAGTAGGTAATGAATATAGAAATCAAGAGTTATTTCTTTCTGATAGTACTACTACTGACCTTACAGTTCTTAATGGTACTATAATTTATAGTATTAAAAACTCTTTATATTATTGGATAGGTTGGTCATTTGGTGGTTTAAATAGATTGTTTACTCTTGAAAAAGAAAGTGATTCTTGGAATTTTGTTAAAACTGTATCTAATCATCCAAGAATGACAGGAAACCCTAATGCTTTTATTTACGCAAGTAAAGCTGATAAATATTATGCAATGGGTAGTGCAATTGGTGAGTATGATAATAATTTTGTACCAACTCAAAAAGGTTATAATTTTGCTTTAGCAGATAGTTCATACGCTTATGATTCAAAAAGAAATTACATTATTTGTAATTCAGTTAGACCTGATGGTGGTGGAAATAGATGGTTAACTCAGTTACTTTTAGATTCTCCTACAACTGATGAAGGTCCTCTTTTAAATCAGTTTGCTAGAAATCATTTAGCTTTAATGACTAACAATAGAATTAAGTTTTTAACTTATAGTTCATTTGATGATAATTATTATTTTACAGATGTATTTTCTATTGTAAGAATTAGTGCTGAAACTGGTGGTGGTCAAGCTGTAGTTCAAAAAGGAACTAATATGCTTGGTTTAATGATTGAAGAAGGTAGTTCTTTTGGTTATTATGCTTATCAAGATGTTAATGATGTAAAGATTTCAAAATTTCATTTAACAAATTACTCTGATGTATATCCTATAGTAAACTTAGGAAACATTAGTAATTTTGTTTTTCTATATGTAGGTAAAGTAGTTTTAATAAATTATAAGAAAACTGATTTAGATGTTCATTGGTCAACTATAGCTTACAATACAGATTTAACTTTAGATTTAACTTACGAAAAAAATCTTTATCATGTTAAAACTGGAACAACTTCATATCATTCAAGAGTTGCTCACAACATGTATCAATCATTAACCTCTCCTACTAAGTATTATATAAATAGTAATCCTTCACAAGTTGTAAGACCTTTAAGTAATGATGAAGTTAACATACATATTCCTGTACAAATAGGTGGCTTAGGTAATCCATTTCGTACAACTTCTCATATGCAGAATATAAATCCTGTTACTCCATATCCTACTGTAACTACACCTGCTGCTTTAGTAGATTGTTGTTTAGATGAACTTAAATGTGATATAAACACTAAGTTAGCGAGTAAGAGTTGTGAAGTAACTAACAGAGCAATAGTAGGTAAGCACTATGGTGGAATGGCTGACGATTCAGAATTATTAGAAGCATTACTTTGGATAACAACTTTTGACTGTTTAACTTGTGATGAAATAGAAAAACTTAGATGTATAACTTCAAAAATATAAAACAATGAGTGACTGCGGATGCGGATGCAATGGGGCTGGAAATTGCACAGATAATTTAAACAGCAATACAAAAAATGCACAACTAACAGGAAACATTAATTATGATGGTTCTGCTATATCTTGTACAAGCGATACTAGTATTAATGTAGCAAACGGAGAAGGTTTAAATTCTGTTTTACAAAAAGTACTTACTGCTTTGTGTCCAATAACTCAAGGAAATCAAAGTTATTTAGCTCACACTAGTGTAGACAACAACCTTACTGCTGCTATTAACACTCCTCAAACATTAAATTCTTTTGAGTTTGACGGTGTAAATAATATTAAGGACAATGAAATGATTAAAATTAAATACTCAGGAAGTCTTAGTACTGTAGCTTCTACGGGTGGTTTAACTATAAACTTTACTATTTTTGGAAAAGATTCTTCAGGTGCTACTACAACTCCTGTAAATTTTATTAGTGCAAATGTTCCTGCAGGTCAAACAATAACAGATCAATTTGTTTATTCTGTAGAAATAATTAAAATTTCTAATACTATTTTACATTTTTCTGTAAATGGTAAAACAAGATTAGCTTCTATACCTATTAATATTAGCAATAATAATATTGGAATGGCTAACTTATCTGTATATGATTTAGTTATTAATGCTACTGCATCAAGAAATAATATTGGTGATGTTTTTAATCTAGATTATGTAAGCATGGAACACCTTAGACCTTAATTATTTTTTAGTATTTTAGCTATATAACAATTTTATAAAAGAAAAAGAAAATGGAAGCAATTGCAGAAGCACAGTTAGTGCAAGAAGAACAAAAGGTAACAAATGAAATCGTTTTAATTTTAGGTAAAGCAATTATTGATTTATTAGAATCAACTCCTACAGTAAATGGGAAAATGCTTTATGCTTTAGGTAAGAATGAATCTAAGTTTGAGTCTATAGCTAAACAGTATAGACAGTATCAATTTGAATTGTTAGAAAAGTACGTTGAAAAAAATGAAGATAATTCTTTTAAAATTTTAACAGAAGAAGAAGCTAACGGAAATCCTAATAGGTTTGTTTTTAAAGGAGAAGATGAAGAGCAAAAGTATGAAAGTAAAATGACTGAATACTTAAAAGCTCCAATTGAAATTGAATTACACAAAGTTGATAAAGCTTTATTTGAAATTTTAAATATCAATCCACAAAAAAATAGAAGCTTTACTATAATGGTAGATTTTTTATCAAAATAAAAAATGGAAGAGTTACTAAATAGAACTGATTACTTGCTTGAGTTAAAACCTCCAAAGAAAATTTTGGAAGTTGGAACTAAAAAAGATGGCTGGGCTAAAAAAGTTCAAGAGTGGTTAAATCTACATAGGTTTCATACTACTAAATTTAGTACTCGTGTTGACATAGATGATTGGTACGGAAACGCTACAGCATCAGCTGTAAAAGAGTTTCAGTCAATTAAAGGTATAGAGCAAACAGGTCAAGTAGATATGACTACTTGGCTTCGTTTGGTCGCCCCTATGAGAAGGGCTTTTAGAGAAGTAAAAGGTGAAGTTGATGTAAAGCTTAGATTAGTTGAATACATGCAACAGTTTTGTGAAGAACACCCTACAGAGATACACGCTAATAGTGGTCCTTGGGTAAGAGCCTTTATGAAGGGTAATGAAGGTGATTGGGCTGCTTGGTGTAATGGAGTTGTATCTACGGCATTAGATCATTCATGCGCTTCTTTAGGTATAGATATGCAAGACATTATGAAGTGGTCATGGTCTTGTGAAGAAACTAAACAGTATGCTATAAAAGATAGTACTACTGCAACATATTACTCTCCTGAACAGTTAAAGAAAGGAGAAGCATCTCCAGAATTAGGAGATTTATTTTTGGTTATTAGAAAATCTGATAACCGAGCAAGGCACATTGGTGTTATAGAAAAAGTAGAAGAAAGTATTGCATCTTGTATAGAGGGTAATACAAATGACGAAGGTAGCCGAGAAGGTTATGAACTTTGTAAAAGAAAACGAAATTTATCCAATGGCAATTACGGTATAATTAAATTAAAATAAATTGCTATTATGGGAAATCTAGACCCTAGAAATACTACAGAGTTTTTACTACAAGAAAACAATCGACTAGTTACAAATCTTATTAGTGTATCAGGTGGAGGTTCAGCAAGTACTTCTGCTACAAGTAGTGTATCTTCTAGCGCAACTTCTGTACAACTTTTAGCAGCTAATACAAGTAGAGTAGAAGGTGTTATTACAAACGAAAGTACAGCTATTCTTTATGTTAAGTTAGGAACTGGTGCAACTACTACAGATTATAGTATTAGTGTAAGTCCTAGTGAAACATTAATTATTGATAAATACAACGGTGTTATACATGGTGTGTGGTCTGCTGTAAATGGTAATGCAAGAATAACAGAAACTTCATAAAAACTAGCTATGTACAAATTAGGAGATTATATTTCAAAATCACAAAAAGGTGTAGCTGATGGTATTGCTACGCTTGATAATACAGGTAATGTTCCTGCTTCTCAATTAACTAATGCTTCAGCAGCAGATTCAATTTACACAGCAAACGGGACAACGGGAGCGAGAACGGTTACAAGTACGGGAGATTTAACTTTTGCAACGGGTACGAATGATTTTATTATTGATAATAATTCTCTTTTTAAAATACACGAAACGGGTTACATTCAAAATATTTCAGTTGATGGTATTAATTTACTTAATTTAAGTAACACAGCAGGAACAAGAGAACTTTCATTAGCAGGTAATACTTTTACAGTTAAAGCAGTTGAAACTAATTTTTGGAATCAAAACACAACTACTCGTTTAAGAATTGAACACCTTCGACCTAAAGTTGAATGGATTTTAAATGGTAGCATTGTTCATACTATAAGTGGTCAATACCGAACTAAATTTTATGTTGACGGATATACAAATGCGAGTCAATTTTTTATAATTGGTGCTAACGATTTAGTAGGAAGTGAAGATATTTCTTTGCAAGGTGAAACTATTATAAAAGGACAAGGAACTTCAACGGGTTCAACTTTGGCACTTTATGACAATGATTCAACGCCTAATAAAACTTGGGAATGGCTCGATAATGGAAATGTAAACATTGGTCAAAATAGTATTGTTGATTTAGACAATAAAAAAATAACTTTTGATGCAGGTACTTTAGCAAGTGGAACGAGTAATGATTTAGGATTAATTATTGATGGTTCAAATATTACTAGAACGGGTTCTACTTCATCACCATTGTTAAGAGTAGATGGAGATTTAGGTACAGTTTTTACCGTTAATAGTGGGGGGTATTTTAACACTGTTTCGGATTATACCGATTTTATTGCTCTAATGAAAAACAGAGCAGGCACAAGAGGTTTTTTACTAAAGGGTACTTTATGCGATTTAGCGTCGACAAATTTCAGACACGTTGGGGCTTTAAACAATACGGCAAACAGAATTGACCAATATGTATCAAGTAACTTCCAACAGTGGGCAATGGTTGATAATAACGTCACTAATCATTGGATAAGAAACGGCGATTCATTTGCACAAGCATCTTTTTTTATAGAAGGAATAACGGGAAGGGGTTTCAATGTTGGGGGAGGTTTACCAATAGGAACGGAAGATATTAGCTTACAAGGTGAAACGCTTATATCTAAAAAATTAGAACTATCTACTACAACAGATGGTTTTCTAATGCCTAGGCTAACAACTGCTCAAAAAAATGCAATAAGTTCTCCCGATACCAACTTAATGTTATTTGATACGGACTTAAATAGTTTACAAAGGTATAATGGTTCAGCTTGGGTTGATGTTTCTAGTGGAGGCGATTCAATTTATACGGCAGACGGAACATTGTCAGGAAATCGAGTACTTGATATAAACAACAAAACCCTTGAATTTAAAAACGGTTCAACAGAGTTATACGCTACTAATGACCACGGTTCACACGTTTTTGACGGTGACGGAGGGGTGAACAATTTTTTGTTTTTTAGAAAAGGAGGAACGGATATATTTAGGTTAGGAGCAGGAAGTCAAGGAGTGGTAAATACAAATTTATTTGCTTTTCGTAATGGTGCGGTAAGCACTAATGATAGAATGGAAATAAACTTGGCTGAAGATAATCACTTCGGTTGGTTCAATAGTTCAGACACGGAAGGACATAGAATAAGATACGGAAGTTTTAACCACGTAGGTTTTTTTCTTGATGGGGCTTTTGGGTGGAAAGGTTTTACAGTTGGGGGTGTAAATAGGGTAGCAAGTGAGGATATTTCTTTGCAAGGCTCAACATTAATCAAAGGTCAAGGTACTTCTACGGGTACAACTTTAGCACTTTATAACAACGATTCAACACCAAGTAAGACTTGGGAATGGTTGGATAATGGAAATGTAAACATTGAGCAAGATAGTACAGTTGATTTAGACGGAAACAAATTAACTTTTGATTGTGGCGACAATGTGGACGGGGGGTTATTAATTGATGCTTCGGCATATACGGGAGCAGACGACCCCGTTTTAAAAATAAACGGAGTTAGCAATAGTTTTACAATAACCGAAAAAGGCTATATGTCTAACACTTCTATTCAAGGAAGTAACTGTTTTTTATTTAATAACTCATCGGGAACGGCAGGAATACAAATTGGGGCAAACGGGCATTTATACGCAAGTAGTAACTTTCTTTTTCAAGCAGGGGCAACGGCTACAAATAGAATTAAATTGTATCAAGGGCGAACCATTCAAATGGAAGAAGGTTCGGGGAGTACATTAGTTCATTGGTTAAGGGTTGGAGATTCAAGGGCAGCACATTTTTTTAGAAATGGAGTAGTTGACAATGGTTTTATTGTTGGGGCAAGTGCAAAAATTGGAACGGAAGATATTAGTTTACAAGGTGCAACATTAATAAATGATACTTTGGATATGAATAACAACCGTATATTAAATGCAGTTGTTAATCCATCAGTCCAAGAAACAACAAGTTCGGCAACCTTTACAATAAATTCAGACCAACAAAGTGATGGTGTTTTAACAGCTATGGCAGCAGCTACAACAATAGCAGCTCCAACTGGTACACCTGTACAAAGTCAAAGTTTAATATTTAGATTTAAAGACAATGGAACGGCTAGAGCAATTACTTGGAACGCTATTTTTAGAGCGATTGGAATTACTTTACCAACTACAACAACAGCAAGTAAATTACTTTACGTAGGCTGTAAATACAATTATACAGATACTAAATGGGATGTTGTAAGCGTACAAGAAGAAGCATAAATAAATAAATAAATAAGTAAATAAAAAGCTATGATTAAGAATAAAATACATTATCAGATTACAGGAGATTTAGTTGCTGATTACGGAGTAACAGTAAGCAATCCAATTATTAAAATAGCAGTATCAGACAGAGGAGTGATTTCTGATGGATTGTTAAAATGTGAATACAATATTTACATTTCTAATGAATCTTATTCAAGTGGTAAATACTTTTTTAAGGCTGAGAAGGAAGGAGAAAGATTAATTAATTTTAACTTTCCAATTGCTGATGTACCAAATTGGGGTATTCAAAGCTATAAAGAAGATCAGAGAAAGATTATTGCTGATACTTTTGGATTTGATGTTGCAAGTGTTGTATTGGTTGAAGAGCCAGAAGAAACAGAATAATTATGATAACAATAATTAGTAAAATAGAACTAGAAGGTTCTGATTATCTAAAATATACAGATATCGGTCATACTCAAGACGTTAATATTATTAATCAAATTAACGAAGATTATGATGCTTCATTAGGTTTGTTTTTAGGAGAAAACAGAACAAAGCTTGAACTTGGAATTGTAAGTGTAAGTGCTTTTTTTGCTAACACTCCTTTTGTAACTGAAGCTAGAACTCAAGTAGAAGATACAGAAAGTTTAGGTTTAATTGAAGTAACTGATATAAATCAATTATAATGGCTGTACCAACTAAAGGAAATACAACAAACTCTAGTTCTACTCCTGGTGCTAATTTTAAAAACTACACTCATAATCAAAATTCAGGTAGTAATGGTTTAGTTGTAGTTCAACTATCTATGACTAATAGTAGAACTTTTACAACAGCTACTTATGGTGGTCAATCTATGACTTTGTTATATCAAATTAACAGAAGTGGATTAGGTCAAAGAATGGCTTTTTTTTACTTAGAAAACCCTCCAACTGGAAGTAACACTTTAAGAGTTAATTTTAATAATTCAGTTTGGAATGGTGTAAGTGTACATATTAGAAGCTTTACAGATAGTGGTGGTATTGGTGCATCTGTTAGAACAGGAGGAAGTTCAACTCCTCACACTCAAAGTTTAACTGTTGAACAAGATTCTTTAATAATGATAACTTCTTGTTGTGTAAATGTTATTTTAACTCAGCAGATACCAACAGGAACAAATCAAAGTTTTACTACACACAATGTTAATAGACAAGTAGCAACAGGAGCTATATCTTCTAATGCAGGTCATAGTGCAGGAGCTATATCGTTAAGAGCAACATCAGGAAGTGGTAATTTAACTTTAGATAGAACAGAAATAAAAGGACTAGGAGGAGGTGGTGGCACAAATAATGGCAACTTCTTTTTAGTTATGTAAAAACAATATAATATTATTAACGTAGAAATAATAAATAGATTTCACTTTGTAGTAATAGTATAAAAAACTTATTTTTAGTAAAACCAAGTGAAATGAATTTATTTCTGCTCAATGCAAAAGCTAATGTTTCGGTTACAGATGTTGATTTACCGATTATGGTTGTCGCTCAATTGGTTATTTTTGTAGGATCGCTTGTTGGTTTTTGGTTTAATATAAAAAACAAAACAGCTATGAATACAAGGTTAAATAAAGAATTAAAAGAAAAACTAACTGAGCATATGGCTGAATCAGTTAAAAAAATAGACTCTTATAGACATGATTGTAACGAAGCTTATACAAAGCTAGAAACTAAAATGTGTGTAATGGAAAAGCAAGTAAATAACATAACTGTAGGAATAGCTAATATTGAAGGCTACATGAAAGCAATGTGTGACAAAAATAAAAAATAATATTATGGCAAAGAAAAAAGTAAAAAAACCAAAAAAACCTAAAACAAAAACAAAAACAGGTTATTAAATAAATTGTTAATTTTTAAATTTTAAATCATGGGTTACGGAGGAAGTAAAAAACCAGTAAAAGGATTAGTAGTATTAACTAAGCCAAAAAGTTACGGAGGAACTAAGAACAATACATATATTAGACCTCAACCAAAATAATCAAACAATGAAAAAATTGTTAGGATTAGCCAAAATGTTTTTCTTTAAAGAAGGAGCAGTAGAAAAAACTGTTGATGGTATTGAAAAGATTGGCAAATTAAGGCTTGATAGAAAGAAAGTTACTTTGTGTATCGTTATTGTACTAGCTATATTAACAATATTCGGTGTTATCAGCGAAGAAACTTTTATAGAATTATTTAAAGACGTTAATTAATTTTAACGTCTTTAATTAGATAGAAAAAGAAAATGACTGAAATAATTGAGGTAAAAGTAGTAAATAAGAAAGGCGACTCACAAGATTACGTTATCAATAAAGATAAAGTAACTTACTTTAGAGGCTATGTCGAAACTAGCTTTGAGGTAAAGAGTCAACCTAAACTTAAAACTGCTGTATATCTAATGGGAAGTACTAAAGCTTTGATATTAGATATAAGTTATGACGAATTTAAAAGGAAATTTCAGTTATAAAAACCATTCCTCAAGCATAAAAGCTTAAAAAATTTTATTCTTCTAGCATTATTTTTGAATTAGGATTGTCTTGATACGAATAATAAAATTCGTGGTTCTTGTATATTTCATTTATTAACTCGTCGAACATTTCTATTTCTACTGACAATTCATTTTCATTGTTTTGCAACTCTTCTATTTTAAATATAAAATTTTCATAAAAAAACTGTGGATTGCAATTTTCTTTTTTGTGAATTTTCTTATAGAAGTTTCTAAGCATTTCTACTTTATTAGCAATTTCTTTTTTCTTGTCTTTAAGCTTCATCATCATTTTGTTTAACTCTCCGATAACATCGCTTAATGTTTGAAATTGTGATTCAGTAATAACATTTACTATCAGTCCTTCAAAAACAGATTTAAAATATTCTATTTTTATCTTTTCAGTAATCTCTGTAGTACTTCCAGTAATATCATAAGTTTGTCTACGCTTAGAATTAGACAACACATTATAAGCTTCTTTAATAGCCTTAAATTCTTTTTCTTTACCTTTTATTAAGTCAGGGTGATTGAGTTTAACTAGCCGTTTATAGGCTAGTTTAATCTCTTTATCAGTAGCTTTTTTATCTACTTCTAATAATTCATATAAGTCTTTCATTATTTTGAATCTTTAATATTACCAATTATAACTGCTCTTTCGTTTAATGGAAACAACATACGTTCTCCATGACCTTCGTACATTTTAAGTCTAAACATTCCCATTATCTTATTAAAACAAACTACCCATTTTTTAGGAGTTTCGTCTTCATAATTTATTTCAATAATATCATTTTCAAAAATCTCATTAGACATAGAGTCTTTTAAAAATGTATTTTGACATATACTTCTTTGCTTAATGTTATAAGCATTACCTGAATTATCAATAACTTCTGTTAGTTTTAATCCTTCTTTTCCTTCCCAAGAATACTTAGGAGCGCCTATAACCCATTCTCTAGGAATATCATCTCTACGCGCTTTAACTAAAATATTTTTCATAATTAATTTTAAAAAAAGTAGCAACAGCATTACGCTATTGCTACTTATGGTTACTTAATATCAGCTACACTTGCTCTAGTTCTAAATACGTTAGAATTAAATTCTTTCATAAACTTACGACTGTAGTATGGCTTATAATCATTATTAATCTTAAAATCTTCACCACGTGTTTCTATGGTTGTGTACCATCTTATTTGATTAAAGATAGCTTCTGCTGAATACTTTTGATAACCAGCATTCATTACTTGTTTAGTAAAATAACAAAACAATCTAAAAACTTCAGGATTGTTAGCGTGATACTCTTCAAATTCCTCTCTAGTTTTTGCCATTTTAATACAATGTTTGACTAATGAATTTTCTACTTACATCTAAATCAGGATTAGACAAATGATAAGTCAAGTCTTTTAAACCTTGAGTGTATTTTTCTCTACCTCTGTCTAAAAATGAACTGTCTGCTTTAAATACACCTACATTATAAGGGTACATAGTTTCTACTACAACAAAGTAATAGTCTTTAACATCAACAATATCACAATATAATGCAGCAGCTTGATCATAGTCATACATTCTACAACTTTTAGCAAATTCCATTGCATTAGAACTTGTAGTCTTTAAATCAACGACAAAGTTATCAAACTTTATACCATCAACTTTACACTTAACTTTAGTTCCGTTAAAATCATTAGTATAAATGTTTTCTACTAAATCACAAGCTTTAATTAAATTTGTTGCTTCATCTATTTTAGAAAATGATGCAAACATTTTATCTAAGTTGTTCATTTCATCTCTCGATAAAATAGTCATTCCTTCAGCAGATGGCTTAATTTCTTCTTCATACCATTGCTTATACTTTTTAGTCATTCTAGGTTTTTTACCACCTATCTCTTCGCACATTTCTTCATCGTCAAATACAAAATATCTAATACCAAATTCTTCTGGTTCTAAAACCATACAATGAAACGCACTACCAATATCAAAAGCCTTTGATGACTTTTTAAGTTCTCCATTTAGGTAACACATATAATTTCTTATACCACCTTTTTGGAATTGTTTTAGCATTGAATTGGATATATAGTCCTTTTCATCAAAATACCAACTGTCGTCCTTATCAATTCTTCTTTTTTGATTTGGGTCGGTTTTTTTCAAATGCTCTAAATAATCTTTTGCTTGTTCGCTACTTGTTATCATTTACCTTTACTTTTTCAATTAAACTTTTTACTTCTTCTATTAACTGTTCTGTTTGTTGCTCTAACTTTATTGCTTCAAACTTTAATGCGTTTTTACTCATATACTCCAACGGAATTTCTTCTTTTGGATTTATTCGTGGTTTTTTCTTTTTTGGAAATAAATTATTAATAGCATCAATATCTATAATTTCCCAATCAATTTGTTTTTGTTTAACAAATTCAATTAATAAATCAGCGTCTAATAAGACATCTCTAATTTCAGAAAGACTAATTGGTATTGTATCAACACTTTCTTTGTCTTTATAAAATTCTACAATTTCATCAACAAAAGCTTTAGGAATTTCTTCTTTAGCTTTTAGTTTATCCACTAACTTGTTTAGTGAATATTTGCTGTACTTAAATTTTGTTACTGCTGTACTAACATACTCATTTGATTGATTGTGTAAAATCACATAACCTCTGTCGAAGCTATCAATCATTATGTGTTTTTGCTTGTACCTCATTAACAAACTGTTCCAGGTTTCTAACTTTAAATTTGATTTTTCTGAGTTTTGCACTTTTATCGGTTATTAAAAATCGAGTTGGCACAAAGTACTTTTTAAATAAGCTTGGTAATTTAACGAGATTAACAAATACTGCTTCTCGTTGAAAAAGCCAATTCATTTTTACTTTAGTGTACCTAGTCATGTTATTTTGGTCAAAATCAGGTTTAACTTCAAAGACAGTAATTACATCAATGCCTCTAATTGTTCCTATAAACATAGTTTGTGATTGACCTTTCATCAACTTATCCTTAGTGTTTAATGTTTCTACAAAAACACCTAAAGCTTTTTGTGTCCAATGGACTACAAAATCAGGAGTATAAACCAATCCTTTTTGAATTGTTTCCTCTCCTTTGGTTGTTTTTAATTTTGTTTTTAATTGCTCTTGTTTTACAAATGACTTTGTAACTGCATCAGACAACTCGTAAGTGTACGGTTCGTATAAAACATTACTTACATAGCCAGCATTGTAAAGGTCTACTAAAAACCAATAAAAAAACCTTTCTTCTTTCGACTGAAAATCATTAGTATTAACTCTTGGAAATAAATCGTTCATAATAAAAATCAAAGAGCAAAGGGAAAACCAATGCTCTTTATAAATTTAATGGTTTGCAATAACTTTTTTCATAACCTCACTAAATCTTTCTTCATATTCTTCAGTACCGTACATATTGTTTATGTCATCAAATAACTTCTTTAAAAAGAATAAATTATATAACATATCTTCTCCATGTATAGGTTCTAAGTTTATAGTTAAAACTGTAAAACAATCATCGTTATAAATACAATCCCAACTAGAAACTATATAATTAATAGATTTAAATAACACAATAAATTCTTCATGTATTACGTCTTCAAATTCTTCTTTTAATACTTCAAAAGAAACTTTAAATTTTATTTCTTTGCTATTAATACCAAAGTTATTAGGTAGTTTAATTTTCTTAAACTCCTCTATTAGCTTTCCACGCTTCGTAAATGTTAACATTATCTTCTATTTTATTAAATATTTCTTCTATCCTGTCTTCAAAAGGATAAAACTTTTCTAAATCAAATTTTAATTCAACATTATCAGCAATCTCTTCTATTTTTTCTTCTATGCTTAACATATTTGATTAATAAAATTATCTTGGTTTGGGTCTGGTATTATAATATCTTTTTCTGCAAAAGCATTTTGTAATCTTTTGTAAAACTCGTTAAACTCCTCTACAGTCATGTCAGAAGTTCTTTTTTGCTTTACTTCTAAAACATTATGTCCAAACAACATTTTAGATTCTAACTTAATACCATCAGTTATATTCAAAGCTAATGCGTGAGCAGTATCTTTTGCTAACACTTCACCACTTTGTTGCTCTATGCCTTTTATAATCGTTGGAATAGCAACTCCCCAATACCATCTATTCTGTCTATCACTACGTTTTCTTACAAGTTTTTGTATTCTAACAGAAACATTTTTACCTTCTAAACTTTGTACTTGTAATTCTAATATTTCTCTGTTAAAGAAAATTATTTGTCCTTGTTCTACTTTTGCTATATACTCCATAAAAAAGAAAAGGAAGCTTTTACACTTCCTTTTTTGTATTTACATTATTGAATCAAAAGGATCACTACTTTCTTTAGTTAAGAAATCCTCTTCTTTTTCTACTCCTCCATGTAATTTATCCCAATAAGACTTAGCATCGTCATATGCTTTTCTTCTTTTAGGATTTAATGGAATGATTTTTTGAATGTCATTCATACTTTTGTTAATTGTATTGTTAGGGTGTTCTACAATGCTAACTTTAGTAAAGTTCTTTAATAAAGGTTCTTTACTATCTCTATCAACTATAAAAGCTTCTTCTAATACTATAACAATTTTAACTTGTTTACTTAGTAAATCAGCACATAGCTTTTGTCTATTTGCTTTATAACTAGGATAATCAGTTGCTTCACAACTTTCGCATAATCTTTTAAAGATTGAACCTTTAACTTCATTTGCTTTTTCATTAAAACTAGGGTGTGGCAAAACTGCTTTATACCTAATAATATCACCAGCATTTTCAGCTGATTTAGCTTTGTTTTGACTTGCTGTTGTAAGCAATCTAAAAACAATATCAAACATTTCTGCATCAGGTGTTTTACCAAATGCTCCTTGTTTATAATCTACACTTTCTATTACTGCTAAAGCAATGTCAGGGTGTTGTGCGTAACTTGGAGTTGACTTCAACTCTGATTTTTGAACTAAATCGAATGCATCCATTTTTACTACTTTTTAAATTTTACTATAAATAATTATCAATACTAGGTAACTCTTCATTTGTCTCAAAATACTTTTCACAACGTTCTTGAAATAAGTTTAAATCGTTTGGAATGTACTCAGGTGCTAAACCTAAAGGTGTCTTAGCTGAAACTGTACTGTATTTAGAATTTTTGTTTGTTAAAAATACATACTTAAACTCTGAATCTTGTTCTTCAACAGTTGAGTACAATACATTTACAAACTCTTTTTCAATAGACTTTTTCCATCTATTACCTTGTACTACAGCATATCTTTCAGATATACCTTCAGCACTTTCAATAACTTGGTCAATAGAAATCATAGCAACATACTTATCTAAAGAAGATTTTGACTTCTTAAATACTTCAGATAAAGTTTGATTGTATAAATTCCATTTGTCAAAACCACCTCCCGTTACACGTTCAGCGTGTTCATCAATCATTTCTATCAAAGACGTTAATGACTCAACTACTATATGAGTTATTTTATCGCTTTTTAAAGCCTTTTCAAAAGCTTTGTCAAACTGTGGATAGTTATGTATCGCAAAGTTCATTTTAAAATCTTTACCTTCTCTAAACGGCAACGTTTTTCTCTCTGTATTAAAGATAATTGTTGTGTCTTTGGGTAAATTTCTGATACTAGAAGATTTTCCTGTACCAGATGGTCCTAGAATTAGCGTGTTTGGCTTCATGTTAATTTAAAAATAAAAGTTGATAATCGTCGTTTTCTTGTGCGAATTTTAATTGTTCTTTTGTTTCTACTTTTTGTAAAAAACCTGTTTCTAAATGATACCATAAAGCAGGTTTTAAAAGTTTTTCCTTGTCGTTTAATGTTTTTATTCCCAACTCTATCAGCTGCCTACAAACTTTTTCAAAGTCATTACTGTTCTCAATAACGCTTTTTTTAATTATAAGTCTAAACATATCTCCTACCATACAAATGTAATTAATTTACAATAAAATTCATAACTTTTAGTTCTCTTTTTTTTTCAAAAACATGAAATAACCTTTGAAATTTATTTCACGTTTTTGTTTTAATAATTTTCTTACAGAGTTCCAAAAAGCTTTGATTATTATCGTTACTATAACTGCTTTAAGTTTAGTGTTTTTGCACACTAATTGCTGAATTTGCCAATATTTGGATTTTTGCATTTTCTTTAAAATCGCTTATGAATTTAACATACTTACTAACGTAGTTTGCATAAACAGTTCCAACGCCAGTACTTCTACCCTTTGCAATAATAATCTCAACATCAGTTTCTAACTCAGGTATTCCTCTTTCTTGCATTTCATAATAAGCAGGTCTATATGGAAATATAACCATGTCTGCGTCTTGTTCTATTGCACCCGACTCACGTAAATCTGAAAGCATAGGTCTTTTGTTTGGTCTAGCATTAACTTGTCGATTTAACTGACTTAACGCTATAACTACAATCTTTAACTCTGCTGCAACTTCTTTCAACGACCTAGATATAGAAGCAATTTCTTGCTCTCTGTTACCAGATTTAGACTTAAATGATATTAACTGCAAGTAATCTATAATAACTAGCTTAGAACCATGTCTAATGACTTGTTTTCTAATCTGATTAATAATTTTACCTAGTTTTCTTGAAGTATCATCTATAAAATAATTTCTAGATTTAAACGTATTTACGGTTTTTTGTACTTGACCTTTATCAATACTATCTAAAGATTTATCTCTAAACTTATACATTTCAATACAACTATATGAACTAATTAATCTCTTAGTTAATTCTAAATCTGTCATTTCTAAACTAAAGAAAAGAGGATTAACGTTGTCAAACATGATGTTGTTTTTAAATATCTCTAATGCAAATGCTGTTTTACCCATTGAAGGTGCGCCAGCTATAATTATTAGATTATTTAAATCAAACTGATAAATAAATGAATCTAAACAAGGTATGCCACTTCTGACTCCTAGTGAAACTTCACTTTCTAAATCATTAATAAAATTAATCATAGATTTCTCTACGTTAAAATCTTCAACTTCTGCTAATTCTTGAATATCTAATAGACTTTTATGTATAGATTGTATAATTTCTATACCGTCTTGACTATCATTACACATTTCGCTAATATTTCTCGATAATGAGAATAATTCTCGTCTTTGTGTATAACCATTCAATATTTTAACATGATCTTTTATGTTTTTATCAGTATCAGCTTTATCACATATCATTTCTAAATAACTAATGAGATTGATTTCGCTTTTTACATTTGATAAAATGACATATTTTTTTCTAATTAGCATATCTGTAACAGTAGTAATATCTATTTTAGATACTTTACTTAAATCAGATATAGCAGCATAGATTAATCTTGTTTCAGTAGTTGAAAAGTCTTTCACAGAAACACTATCAGATAATAAATAGTAAGTATCTCCGTAATTAATAAAAGTGCCTAAAACAGCTTCTTCTATCTCTACATTCGTTTGCCCAATAAAATTCGGTAAGTTGTCAAAACTTAACTGTTCTCCCATAATAAATAATGAATTAAATAACCAAGCCACAAAGGGAAAACCAAACTAATGTTCGGTTTCCTTTATGTCTTTACAATTACTTTCAACTGATTTTGAATTTTTCTCACAGTTTTTAATTTTTACAATTGATACAACTGATATTCCTATAGTTGTTATTGCTATTGTAAAAAGTAGTAGAAATAAATTTCTTCTAAATTTAATCAATTCCATTGAATACTTTTTGAAGATAATGTTTCTAATGAAACATAAATACCTTTGTAAATCATTTGTTCTTTTGTTAATAGCTCGTCTAAAAGATTAAGTCCATGACTAGCAAGTAAAGGATTCATAAACAACTTTTGTTTTGATATAGCTTCTGCTATAGAGCAACTAGGTTCATTTAAATCTTCTTTAGTTTTTAAATAATCTTTAGGAAAACCATAACTAGCTGTTTCTGTTTTAACATTTTTTCCAGGAACGTAACTAACATATACTTGTCCGTAATCATAACTGTTACCAAAATCAACAATATAAACACCTTCTCCGTAATTTATATCTTGTCCTTTTATTTTATGAGAAACATAGTTGTAAACTTGTTTTCTTACTTTCATGTTATCAGGACACAATATAATTACTTGTGTTTCTTTGATTTTTTTAACATCATATTCATCTTCATAAGCATTCCAATCAAAGCCATAATTTCTGTTAATATTACTAACAATAGTTTTAGCTTTACTTTCTCCTATTTCATCGTCGTTATATAGTTGTCTTACTGTGTTAGACTCACTTATAACGTCAGGGTCATAAACATTTACATTTATGCCTTGACTATTCATTACAACTTCATTATGTACTAAATTTAGTTTTGCTAAACCTTGTAAAACATAAGAACCTGTACCTCCAACGCCTATTAAGTCTATCTTAATAGGCGATAAAGGATTAGAGAGAAACCTTTTTGTTAAGTGCATTTAATACGTTTTTAATTTTTTTACCACTATCAATATGATTTTGACTTTGTTCTTTTTCAGTCATTTCATAAAATAAGTTTGTATCAAATTGTAAACCTGACTGCAAATGATTGTTGAAATTAGAGTTCCAAAATAAATCATGAAGATTAGTTTTAAGCATTCTTAAACTTTTAAAAACATAATCTCTTCCTTTTAAAGAATTTCCCCAACATATTTTACCATCGTCATAAACATTAGGAGTAGCTAATCTATAAAGTTTAGTTTCTAAATGTCTAAATTTCTTATAAGCATAAACATAAACTTCATTACCGTCATATACCCAAAAAGTACTAGGACAATAATAAATTTCATTTTTAGTACCCATAGAAATTATTCTTTTACTAGGTTTGTCTGTCCACGCTATTAAAGTGTTTTCAGGAGAATTATCTAGCCAAAAAAATGTATTAGGCTTACAGTCTACATTAATTGCAATGTTTGTACCTTTTTCAACAACTAAATCTTTTAAGAAATTAATTGTTTTTATGCTAGCAGGCTTACCTACTAGCATTTTACCATTTTTATCTATATCTCTTACTTCTACATAATCATTACCTTCATTATTATTATAAAAAATCATTGTTTTTTTAGGTAATAAATTTTGTATTGGTTTAAATACAGCGTTTTCTAAATCTGCCATAAGTAATCTATTAATTTTTTAATGTATTGAACTGTTTTAAATTGTTTTGTAGTATTTACAATTCCATCTAAAGAGTACTCTTTTTTATAAATTAGTCTTTCAAATTCATAGTTATTCCAGTAGTCGTTTAAATGATGCTCATACTCTTTAAAAATCTCATCATCTTTAGGTAAAAGACACATATAATTTTGAAAAGGAATAATTTCTTCGTTTTCAATATCTTCTATTTTTGTAACTAAATCAGAGAATTTAAAATCATTACAACTATAACTGTTGTAATGATTAATCATTTTTAACATGATTTTTGCTTGAGGACAATGATTAGGATTTTCCATTATGTAATCGTAATGCCAATCATTATTCCCTTTAACAAATTCATTTATACACTGCTGTAATTTTTTATCATATTCTGCAATGTAATCAGATTCATTTATTTCTAAATCTAAATCTTCATTTTCATCACTAAGACAGTATTCTAAAGTCATACGAAAAGTAACATTAGTATTAATAGTTGGATAGTCATACTTAATAACTAAACTTCCAATTACATACCTTATTATCTTTTTAAGATTTTCGTCTTCTACATTATCAATACAATCAAAAGTAAAACAATTGCCAACCTCTGGTTCCTCATGATATAAAATAATTGATTTACCGTCAAAAGTTATATTGTCATAATTGAAATATTCTTTTTCTGATTTTAATAAATCATTTAAATTAGAGTTTAAAAAGTTGATTAACTGTTCTTGGTTAAAATTTGAAATACATTTTAAGTCTATATCAGTATATTTGTGTAACACACTTAATAAAGACAATAGAAGATTCTCAATTTTATCAATTCTAAATTTGTCTAATACAGAAATTACAGGGTAAAACGTGAGGTTCCTTTCGGAACCTTTATACGTTTTTCTTCTTTTGACTCGTTTAGGATTCTTGAGCACATTTTTGTATGTAACGCATTGTCCAACATAACGCATCTTTTCTTTTCTTTTTTGCATATCTCTAATACTTTTTCAACTACCCTTTTAGGTAATGATTCGTAAACCTTGTTAATTAAACTTTTCATCCTTTTGTTCCTATTTTAGTTTCAAACGTATATTCAATTTTGTTGTTCACTACGTTAGGTTCAGATAAATGAGAGTTTACTAACTCTGGATAAGAGTTTGCATAAAAATCCAAAACTTGTTTTAAAGTAAAGTTTTGATTAGGATCTGAAAGCATAAGTTCTTTGAACTTAAATACTCTTTCTAGTCTTTCTGTTTTAGCCATTAAAATTAATTTTTTTGTATCTATCTTCCATCATTGATTCAATTTGCTCAGGAGTTAATTGTTTAGATTCAATAACTTTAGGCTCTGCTGGTGCTGTGTAAGCTTGTTCTTGAAATAAACCAACACTTTTGTTGTTGTCATCAAGTTTTTGCTTACAAGACTTAGCTAAGGAGCTTTCTGAGTCAATCTTTAAAGCTTCATCAATTAACTTTTGTGCTTCTTTAAAAGATTTTTCTTCAATTAGTTTATCAATACCTTCTAATTTCTTTTTCACTTTTTCGTTAAGAGTTTTTTGTTTTTTCTTCTTCTCTTCTGCCATTTTTGACTCTGCTTTCATCTTTTCTGCCGAATTGATAAAATCATTCATGTTGGTTGTTACTTGTGAAATTTTAGGTAATTGATTTTCTAAAGATTTACTTAACTCTTCTAATACACTTTGAACATCTGTACCTGTAACAATAAACGGTACAATTAACTTCGCACTTTCGTCTGAAGTTTTTGGCTTTGGCAATACTGAAACAGTAAATTCATCGCCAATTTTCTTGAATGCTACAACAACATCAATGTTGTCTAGCTTTTCTAAAATTTGTGTAAATATCATAGTTTTAAATTTTAATTATCAAGCCACAATGGGATATACCCACTGTAGCTTTTGATAATTAAGCGTAAACTAATTTAGAAATTTCACTAAATGCTTTGTTGTCTAATTTTTGACCTGAACCAATCATTTTACTTTCCATTAAATCTTTATTTCCAGGTAAATCTCTATTAGTATAAGAGGTTACTCCTGAAAATAATCCCCATAAAGTTTGACCTTTTTGAGAAGATTCTTCAGCAATACGAAGAGTTAAATTCTTTGCTTTGTTTATAGAATTTGTAGAATACTTTTCTCTCGCTTCTTCGCTAGTCATTTCTACATCAACACCTACTAAGCTTTTGATTAAGCGCTTAATATCGTTAGGTTTAGATTCTATATCATTCATTCTTGTAAAGGTTTCGTAAAGGCTTAATTCTGACTCTTTAAAGTCATCAATACCAAACATAATAGTGTCTATTTTTTCACGCATAGTTTTAGTATGTCTTACTTTATGAGCTAAATCTCTATAAGCTTTATGAAAAATATTACTACAGCTAATAGTTTTGTTAGTCATTCCTAATCCTACTCCTGAACTACCATCATGACTATTTGTTATAGTTATGTATTTATCAATTTGATCGTTGTTAAGACCAATATTCTTGATAGAGCCGCTATCAATTTGCATAAATACTTTACGACCATCTTGTAAAGCACCTCCTTTTACAATATCTCCACCTAATTTTGTGGCAATTTCGTGAGTTAATTCTGCTAAATCCCAATTCTGAAATATTTCATAACTGTCTTTACAAGTCATAAACTCTTTGTCAATATCTGACCTACGAATAGATAAATAATTTGATTCAATCCCTTCTCTAGTGAAAAGATTTTCTTTTTTGACTTCCCAAAAAAGATTGTGTTGTTCTAACAAGTCCATTACCATTTGTCCTTTGTTTTCAACTTCGTTAATTTGATTTTCCATAATAAATTAAATTTTAAATAACCAAAACACAAGGGGAAACAAGTGTTTTGGTAAAAAAAACTAAATGATTTTTAAAATTAAATCCCTAATTAAAGATGAAACATGAATATTATTATCATTACAATAATCTTTAAGTTTTTTTGATTCAGACTTAGTTAAATAAGTAAGTGTTCTTTTACTTTTTTGTTCTTCTTCATCTATTTTTTGAAAACCTTTTAAACCTTTTTTAGTAAATCCCATTTTAAATTATTTTTTTAGTTTTTTTATCAAATCTAATTTCTTTTAGTATTTCATTATCAACACTAAATTTAAAAATGATTTCGTTATCAACTTCTCTTCTAGTTGTACATATTTGTGCAATTTCATGAGAGTTTTTTGCACTTGTACCTACCATAATAGTTTGTGTACTCGTGTCTTTTGCTCCAAAAGATTTATCTGACTTGTAAATACAAGCTTCTACTTTTGTCCATATTGGGTAACTTCTACTTGCCATAATTAAAATATATATCTGATTTTATTCCATTTAATAATGCTATCATGAAGTTTTATAAACGATTGAATATAATCACGTTTTAAATTGTGTTCATATCTAATGTTTGTACCTCCATAGCTAGAAACTTTGCTTTCTTGGTTTTCTGGTGTCCATAACAAACTTTCTCCTTTTTTGTCGTTTGTAACATTTTTATAATGTTTTTTTTCGTTGTGAGTTAAAAAGATTACTTCGCATTTTACTTGGTCTTTGTAATCAATATAATCATTACAAAGTTGAAATAAATACTTATAGTCTTTTAACCAATCAGGATAAACAACAACAGGACTAAAGTTTAAATGAACATCATATCCTGCATCAATAAAAGCGTTTACAGCTTTTATTCTATCAATAATTTTAGGTGTGCCTGGCTCAAGATAATCTGAAATCTTTTGAGGCATTAAGCTAAATCTAATTCTTACTTTACCATTTGGGTTATAATTAATAAACTCAATAGGTATAATTTTAGTGGCTAGAGTAGCCATAGCTATAGGATGATTTTTAAAGAAATCAAAAATCTTTTCCCAATCGTGATACTTTCTATGCAAAGCAAAATCTTCATTACAAGCTATATCGTATGTCATATAGCTTTCATGAGTTTGATTAGGTTTGCTAGCATTAGCTACAAAGTAAGAATGATTGTTAATTTCACTTAAAATCTGATTAACGTTTTTAGAAACAGTTAAACCTTTTTCTAAATGTCGTTTCATATAACAATAAGTACAGTCTAATAAACAACCATAACCAAAAGAAGGAGTAATATAATCACTACTCCTTCCTGATTCTCTTATTGTCATAGTCTTTCGGTCTACATATCCAACTATCATTTTTTAGATAAAACATATTCATTATAACCTACTTGAAAAAATATTTTATCATATTTCCTAATAGCTGTTCCATATTGATTACGGTATTTATAATAAAACCTTGGAACACCACCAATTATCCATTCTTCACTATCTTGTGACGGAGAAATAGAATTTAAATATTCTTCGTATTCTTTTTTTGTTGTCTTTTTCATATCCCTTCCATTAATAAATGTTTTTTGTAATCTCTGTGTTCTTGTTCTTCGATTAAATTATTAATTGCATCACGACAAATATGAATACCTTTATTTTGAAAGTATTCAAGATATTTCAGTACTCTATCTTCAAGTACCTCTATAGCTTGCTCATATCTTTTCTGAGAGCGTCTTTTACAAGGCAATAAAGTATCTCCAAAGCCTGTAAATGCAGTAAATGATTCTATTTTAAAATCACCTTTGTCTTCAATTTCAACAGGAACTACGTTAACTCTATAACCTGTTTCTCTACGTTCATTTGTAGCCCAATTAATACTTTCGCTAGGTTTTAAGTAACTAATACTAAATTTAATTTTTACAGACGGCTTGTCTGTATCAACATACATTTTGTAATTTTCCATAATTTATTTTTTAAAGTTAAACATCAAGGCACAACGGGTAATCCCATTGTGCCTTAACTGAACTTTAAAAAACTACTAATGCTTAACTAGTAATGCCTTAAATTCTCCATTAGCTTGGAGAGTTTTATTTTAATCTTTTAAAACTTTAAATTCTGTAGATATGTGATCTGAAGAATCTAAAATAATATCTTCATCATGATATCTTTGACTTAAGATAACATTAGCTTCGGCTTCACTATTAGCTTCTACTTCAATAACTTTAGATAAAGTTTCAATTATTTCTACACTAAATTTCATCTAACAAATTTGTTTGATAAAATTTATTAACTAACGCTTTTACTTTTTGAGATTGCATCTTTTTAAGATAAGCACCTCTAAGTATAGTTACAAGTAATTTTTCAAGATTTTGTTTTCTGTCATCACCTGTATGAAAAGATATCCATTTGTTTCCAGTATCAAATTCTTCATAGTTACTAATACATTCTTGAATAATTATATGTTCTTGAACTTCATAAGTATTTATACCAAGAGCCATATCTAATTCACGAATAAATTCATCTACAATATCATCGATTTGCTTTTTACATCGATCTAAAATTGCTTTTTCTAAATCTTTTACGTTATTCATAATTATTAATTTATACAGATTTCATCAGCTTCATCTAAATCATAAGCTGAACTTCTTGAATCACCAATCTTAGTTATCATAGTTGGACTACTAATAGTGTAATGCCAATTATTACCTTCAGGATCGCTAGCGTAGACTACAGGTAGTTCTTTAGCTTCTGGATTAGCTTTTAAAAAGTCATTTAAGCCTTCTACGTATTCTTCTAAATTCATAGCTTACCATTTTTAAGTTCTACAGAATCACATTCCTTATCAGCAAATTTCTTTAGTTTCCATAATAATCCATGATTAATTATACTTTCAAAATAATTTGCTCCCATAAAAGGTGTTTTTCCTTTAGCTTCTAAAGCTTTAACATCTTCCTTGTGTTTTTCATTAGCAATTTTTAATCCTTCTATAAGAATAAAAACTTCTAATCCATTAAGTAAGTCATTTTGTTCTAAAACAACTTCTTCATTTTTTTCTTTTACCATAATAAATAGTTTTAAATTCAAAACACAAAGGGAAAAAGGCAGTCTTTAGCATAAGAGGTGATAAAATGTAGGGCAATAGACATATCTGCCTATCACCCTACTACTATTTACTATGGTTAAAATTATTTATACTTTTCTAAATAAAAATTATATGACTTATCTCCATAAATCATATAATAATATTCATAATTGTAATGTTTCTTGAATTGACTGTGAGTTAGTTTTCCAGAAAAATATTTATATTCATTCACAAAAAACATAGAGAAAAACATACATAAAGTTGATACAATAAAAAATATAAAACTTATTGTATATTCTTCTATTAATAATGCTTTCCAACTACTTATGTGCAAAACAATAAATAATATAAATGCTGATATTGCTGTATATATTGAAAATTGCTTTTTCATAATCTGTTTATTGAAGGAATGTAAATATCCATGTTAACTACTTGTTTGCCGAATTTACTACAAGTACACATTAATTTATCTCCTTTGATAAATATTTTGTGTTTTAAAGGTATTCCTGTTGCTTTATGTGTCAAAGGCTTTCCTGTCTTTGAACTTATCATATAGAAACCGTTTACCTTTCCCTTGTCGTTAAATATCAAAGATAGGTTGTGTTTAAAGTACTCCGTTAGAAGTCTATTGAATAGAACACCTGCTCTTTTTCTATCAAAAGATACCTTAATATCTTTTAGTTCTCTTAAATCTTTTAATGTTTCCATAGTAAATAGAATTAAATGTTTAAATAAAGAATTAACCAAAATTTTGTAATCAAGAGATATTATCATCGTGTTTTTCTTTTACAATTCTAATAAACTCTTTCATTTCATCAGTATCGTCAATGTTTTCAGCATGTTTGAAAATAAGATTCAACAAATCTCTTCTAAAATTGTGTACACCTATTTGTTTAGTGTAAAAATCTCTTAAAAATTCTGCATTGACTATACTATCAGCCCTAAGATTATTAATCTCTGAGTTGATTTCTTCATCTTGAGTTTCTAACCTTGTTAGAAGGTCTTTAAGCTCAAAATAATGCTTTATAAATAACTTCATAGTAAATAGTTTAAAATCAAAGCACAAAGGGTAATAATCCTTTGCACTTTGATACAATCCACAATTAAACAATTAAATGTTGTAGCTATTTACCTTCTTTGCGTAATTAATAAGCAAGTTTATTGCCTCTAATTGAAATTCAGGTGTACAATCTCTGACATCATATTCTAAATGAATATATTCTTCAATGATTGTATTTACTACATCATGTAAACCTCTTTCAAGTCCTTTTTCTGACAATACTATTTGATTATCCTTGTGATTAGCATAACCTAATATTCTTGAATTAGAAAAATTACCTACAGCAATATCAAATTTGTTAGGCAATTTACATTCAGCTAAGAAATTTTCAGCCTCATGTATAGTATTCATTTGAAGTTGACTAGGTTTAGATACAACTCTGTACTGAATACCTCTATCTTTATCAAATCTTAAATCTGCTAACTTTTCATTACTAGTTAACTTAGAACTAAGAAAAGAATAAAGACTTTCTGGAAGAAAAGTATATCCTGTTACTTCGTTTACACTTAACAAAGATATTAAACCTGTTGGTTGTACATTAATCTCGTTACAAACTTCTATAAACTCTTTTGAAGGGTTAACTCCATAAGGTCTTTCAAATTCGTACTCTAAACTGCTAGAGATAAGATTAGTAAGAATATTTTTAATAATATTTTTGTCTTTACACGTTAATATTATTTTCCATATTTCTCTAGTTACTTCCCAATTATAAACACAAACTCTTGACTCGTTTATACTAACCTTTGGTATGTCATAGTTATATACAGATTCTTTGTTGGTTTCGTAACATTTGATTCCTTTTCTGTAAATAACAGTACTACCTTGTTTTTCATAAATCTTACCATGTTCGTTTTCATAAATAACATGGTCTTCATCAGCAAAATACAAACTAAAGTCTTTAGTAACCATGTCTATAAGTTCATCAGTCAAACTAATATAAATATGAGTTTTACCTTTAACTCCTTTGATTTTAGTAGTGCAATTTAACTCTGCATTACCTTCGTCTAAAGCATTAGAATAAAACTCTCTAATAGCTTGCCATAGCTTCCATTCTTTACCCATTTTAGTAGTTATAGAAGTAGCTTCATTGTTAATGTGAATTACATTAAAGACTTGATCACTAAATGTTTCTTCTTTAGTCGATACAGATATTTCTTTCTCGCCTGAAAAAATTCTTACTGTGTGATTGTTTCTTAATAAATACGCTAAAGCATACTTATTGCCCGTTCCGAACTGTCCGATAGTTTCATCGCCAGTCTTAGTAGATGCACCTACAAGAGTAAAAGCCTTGTAGTTAATCTCGTTGTCATTAGAAATTCTTAAATACATAATAAATAAATTTAAAGTTCAAAACACAAAGGGAAACAAAAAGGCTAAATGTTAATTTTAGACTAAAAAATGCAGTCCATAACACCGTAGGTTATAATGCAAGTTAGTGGGTTATTTGACAAAAAAAAAGTAATAATTTTAAGTAAATTCAAAGTACAAAGGGTGTTAACTCTTTGTACTTTGAATATTAATAATCTAAGTTTTGATACCATTGATATTCAATGTCTTCTTGTTCTTGACGCATTTGTTCTTCAAAGAAAGCATTTTCTATGTTACCTAATTTTTTCTTTTTAGGTTTACTTGAAGGTATTTGTGCATATTTTGCTAAATACTTAATTAAACGTATTAGTTGTTTTCTAGAACAACCGTCTAAGTTGAATTTCTGTTCATCAATTTGTAAAATCTCCATAATAATATAGTTTTAAAGTTCATAGCACATTGGGTGTGCTATAAACTTAATATTATTTTAACTCTTTTTTAGTTAGTTCCCATGAGTTAAATAATACAAATAATGGTATAGTTCTTTTTAAGATTAATATTTCATCATCTGTTGGTTTGTTAGATTCATCTATATTGCCGTCATTACCTAATGGAGAATAATAGAATTTAATTACCCTTTTGTTGATAATTGCAATACCGAAAAAGTGAGGTATTTTATAGATTTTATCATGAAGATGTTTATCAAGAATAAACATTTCACAACCGTCTGCTTTGATTTCTAACTTTTGCGTTTTGTAAATTTCAATTTGCATAATATTTTAGTTTAAAGTTCAAAGCACAACGGGTGTTGTGCCTTGAATACTTTTATTACATTGCTGATTTGATAATCGCAGAGCCAATTTTACCTTGACTTCTAGGTGCTAGTTTTACCATAACTGTTGGGTGTTCTTGGTAAACTTCTGTAAGTGCTGTTCTGAATCTAGAAACTAAGTCTTCTATTTTAAGACGGTTTTCTAAAGTCCATACTTTCACTTCTACGCATTCATTAGCAAGATAATCTTTGCCTTTGACTTCAAATACTAAACCTTCTTGGTCTGTATAGTCTTCTAACTTCATGTATTTGTTTAGAATTAAATCAAATGGAGAAGTCCATCTTGAACTATACTTTTCAGCAATTACTTTAAGAGTTTTAATGTAATCTCTTACAGTACTATAAGAAGCGTATGCTACTTGATTACCTCTAAGTAAAATAGAGATATTATCAGGTAATCTTACGAAGCTATCATCGCCTACAGTATCGCAAATCTTGTATAAGACTTGTTTATTATCATTGATTTGAGAATAAGAATGATACTGTATTTTTACAAGTGCGTCTGCGTCTTTTGGTACAAACCAATTTACGGCAGTTCTACTTGGCTCAGAAGCCAGTTCTTTGAAGTCATCTGCATAATCATTAAACATAGCGTTGATTATATCTTCGGCTACATTTATATGCGTTGACGTTGTAGGAACTGTAGCATTAGCTTCTACATTTGTTTTTACGCTGTTGTTTTCAGCGTTTGCTTCAGCAACTCCTTGAGTTACTTTTGCATTTTCAGTAATATTTGTCATATCAAGGCACAAAGGGTGAATGTGCCTTGAAAAGAAAACGAAATATCTGTACCAAATAACAAAGGGAAATAAAGTCTTAGCAAAGATTAACATACATACTAAATGCTAATAAGATGGCTGTTAGTACAATGATTAATGCAAATCTGTAAATGTTATACATAACTATAAAGTTTATAAAGTTCAAGACACATTGGGTGTGTCTTGATACTTTTAGCATACTTGTATTTTTACTTGTTGATACGTTAGTGTATTGCAATCTATCCAATCGTGATAGTCATTTTTACTGTTGTCTATTACAGTTACGTTGTTTTTTGTATCAACAATTAATGTTAAATCGAAGTAGATTTCTGTTACGTCTTCTGCATAACTTGCTACTTTTGGTTTAACTTCTGTTTTAGGGTTTCTAAGTACTGCTTTGTTTACAAATGTCATAATAAATATATTTAAAGTTCAAGACGCATTGGGAAACCCTAACACGCCTTATACTTTATGATTTAAGTGTAAACCATATAAATGCACCTGTTGACACACAAAGTGCTGTTACACAAGCTAAGAATTGATAATGATTTAGATTGAAACGAGATATTGTCATTAATGTGTAAATACTAATTAATGCAAGTATAAGCGTTACAATTTTTTTGATAAAAATCAGCATAATATATAATTTTATAAAGTTCAAGACACAACGGGAAAAATAACAACTCGTTATGTCTTTAACTATTTATTTAGATGAAGTTAATTGAGTGAACGCCAGTTCACGATCGCATTGTTCTGCAAATTGAGCAATTACTAAATCATCAATTTCTTTTTGTAGTTGTGGTTTACATGAAGTACAACCAAAGTTTGGCAAGTCTTTATCTTCATTTGGAAGATAGTTTGCTGTTTTACAATCACACATAATTAATAGTTTAAAAGTTCAAGCCACATTGGGCTTGATACTTTAATTAGAAAGGCATATCATCAGGAATTGGTTGACTATTTTCTGTTGATAGTTCTTGATAATACTCTTCATCAAATTGAAATGATTGTGCTGAATAAATTTCTTTGTCGATATTATTATCGGCACAATACTTATCATATCGCTGAAGTAACGCTTTGTGTTCGCATATCATTTGTAAACATTCTGCGATACATTCTTCTTCAGCACATATTTTATTTTCAATATGAAAATCTTTTTCCATTTGCTCAATTGTTGTTTGAGCATACATTGTTAATTTTAGCATGACTATAAGTTTATAAGTTCAAGCCACATTGGGCTTGATACTTTTAGAATGGTAAATCTTCATCATCAATTTCGATTTCATCAATCGTAAGATTGTCATAATGATAGTCGTGATTAGATTCACAACAAACGAAAGTTTGTTCTTCCTCGAACATTTCAGGTGGTCCATATTGCACAAGACCGTCTGAGTCTAAATATTCAACGAAACCTAAATTCATAGCAATTCTTTCTCTGTTAGTCATAATATAAAGTTTATAAGTTCAATACACATTGGGAAATGTGTATTGATACTTTGTTAGAATGGATTGTTATAATCGTAAACCATTCTACACTTGCATTTATGCGAGAAATGATACATTTCATTTTGTGCTATGCGTAAATTTTCTTGAAGATTTACACTTGTTTCTATACAAGTGTTATCATCATTATGAAACGCATAACGTAATGTTGCTACTTCTGCAATAGACATAGCAAGTTCTGTTATTGATTCTTTAGTTAACCAATTAGCATTTTTCGCATTGAAATCTTTGTTAGTCATAATATATAAGTTATAAAGTTCAATGCACATTGGGTGCATTGATACTTTATTACAACATACCTAATTGAATGTAATGATGAAGACAATTGAAATCTTTGATACCTTCATAACTATCATAGTTAAGGTCAATAACAAGTTTTACAAATCTGTCTAAATCATTACAATCGTAGCCACAAATTTCAGCTACGTCTACAAGTATGAAGATATTATCAAGATGTTCTTGATAATTGTCAAATGATAACGATACAACTTTGCTAGATATTAGCAATGGTTTTATACGTAAGTTCATATCTAAGCTTTTAGACTGAACTGCCTCAACAAATTCCTCGTAAGGATAATTACCTTTCATAATAAATGATTTAAAGTTCAGAGCACATTGGGAAATGTACTCTGAAACTTTTAGAATGGTAAGTCATCAAATTCATCGGCTACTAAAGTAGTTTCTAATCTATGTTTACCATGATTAGGTTTAATGTTTGATAACTTAAAGTTAAATTTGTTAGGTTCATGAGAATACTCTAGAAGCAACATACTTAACGATTGGTTTAACCAATCTATCTTACCTGTACAATCATCACATTCCATACATGGATATGTAACATTATCATCAGGACAATACTGTCCATGTTTACAATCAATAAAACACATAATATATAAGTTTAAGTTAATATTCAATGCACATAGGGAAATGTACATTGAACTTTGTTTAGTCAAGGTCATTGTCTATAAGCCATCTTTTAAATGATACTTGACAATTAACAGGACAATAAGAACAATATTCAAGATATTGCTTTATTAATTCTTCTTGATAAGATTTACCGTCTTCATTTAAAGACGATAAATGTTTTTCACAATAAATACTTGCGTTACTCATATCTATAAAGTTTAAAGTTAATATTCAAAGCACATTGGGTTACCAATTACTTGACATTGTCAAATAAAATGACTAACTTCTTCGCTCTACTACGTTACTAAACGTTTTTTTGTCTTACACAAACGATACAACCAAACATTGGAAATGTATATCGTACAAACGTAGGAAGATACATAGCTCGCTAGGAAGACATTGTGAAACGCTATCGAACATAGAGAATTGCTGAATGTCAATCAAACCACATTGGGAAACAATAACAACAGAGAACTTAAGGGGGGGTATAAAGAAAAATTATTTTTTTAATTTTTATTTTATTAACAGACCTC